TGCCCATCGACGCTGCATAGTCATGAGGCACGGGGACAGAGAGTACGTGCAGATCGGCCACAGGTATCTGGTCAGGAAAACAACCGAGGAGAATGTGAAATGAAAAGAACAAACAGGATATTCGTTGCTTACAACTCAATGATGTTTTTGGGGACTGAGTACCGCCATGCGTTATGTGCCTTAAAAATGGCTAACTGGGGGTACGCCCCCAAGTCCTGCACGATGTCGTACTACAACGTGTGCAAGGCCCGCTACCTGAACGCCATGCTAGAACTAAGAATTGCCTATACCTACCAAAAGGAGAGTGCGAAATGACAGCAGAAGAACTCCAAAAGAAGGCTCGCATATGGGAGCGCCAGATAGAAGACATGGTGATTGAAATGGCCCGTGTGACGACTGTCGATGGGCTGCTTGTGTACTTTACGCCCGAGAAGATATTCGGTGCGTTTCAGGAATCTTTAGACGCGCTCATACACAACCACGCTACCGGGTCCGCTTTCGTAACGGGGCACGTTGACGAGGAAGGCGAGAGCGCAGCGCAGGAGGATGTGAAATGACCGAACGCGAGTACATCGACTTATATTACCGCGACTTGGAATTGAACCTTGTTGCGTTCAAGCGGGTGCTGGACTGCGAGCCGCATATACGAGCACTTGCTCAAATTGCTTACGACATAGGGTTCTCCGCCGCCAAAATAGGAGAAGACAGAACGCTCCTTGATGACTGGGAGAAAATGCCCGAACGCTACATTCAAGCAGCCGACTCGCACGCGCTCAGGAGCAAACCGATGTACAAGTATAAGGATGAGCCAAAATGACTACAGCACTAATACTGTTCGTAGGCTTAACCCTTACTATGCTCACCGGCCTTGCACTAGCGGGTGCGGCGATACGGGAGGACCGGCGCCGCTTTAAAGACGAGCTGCCTGACATACAGACCGAGTTGGCGCTCAACGCCAAGATACGGGAACTGCAAGGGGTCACTCGGGTGGGCGACGAGCTGACGGAGCGATACAAGACTGTCGAGCACGTTGGGCGAGTGCGGGAGAGCGGGAAATGAGCGAAGAATCGTTTGAAGACGCCCATTCCAAATGGGTATGCGCTGAGTTTAAAAAAGAACGACAAGCATACTTAAAACAGGCCGAGCTTTTGCTTATCACTGACCTGATAAAACAATCTCAGGCCGCGCAGTGCCTGCAAACTGTTGAGCCGGGAATCATCATTCACGAAAAGGCATAAGGAGACAACATGAAATTCAAAAAGCTGACTACTACTGCTATCACGCCAACGAGAGGCTCTCCCAACTCAGCAGGCTTAGACCTCTACGCTGACGCTGACGTTTTGGTTTCATCCGGCGCATCAGTCATGCTCGGAACGGGTATCGCAATTGAGATACCGATGAACCACGTAGGGCTGGTGGCTATACGCTCAAGCGTAGGCAAAGCAGGTGTTGCACTAGCTAACTCAGTCGGTGTCATCGACAGTGACTACCGGGGCGAGATCAAGCTGTGCCTGACGTACACGGCAGGAAGTGGAGGGCACTACATCCGCAAAGGGCAGGCTATCGCGCAGTTGATCGTTACGCCGTACCACCATGTCGAACTGGTTGAGGTTGACGCACTGAGCACGACTGATCGTGGTGCTGGTGGCTTTGGGAGTACAGGAAAATGAAAGACATACCGGTAATTGAATGTCAGCACGAAGGGTCTCAGTTTACTTTTAAGTGCGAGCACTGCGGGGAAAAACATTATCATGGGGCGGCAGCGGAAGGGCATAGAGTTTCTCACTGCTTCGCGTATCCAAATGGTTATATTCTGAAAAAAGCGGAGCCAAAGCAATGAGCGACGGCTACTACTGGGTAAACGTGTATTGGAGATGCACGTACTGGCAGTTGGGGTACATCTATGTAGACGGCTTGCCGTCTATCGGGTTTGCCTGCGTGGACGAGGATCAGGACGAACCCCCGGCAGGGGCGAACATCATTGGGGACCTCACAGACAAAGCACTCAACGAACTGAAGGTTGAGTTCTATCGAGCAATGAAAGAGTAACGAGCACTGGACAATGAAAGACTACGCGCTACAAATTAAAATAAAAAACAACTACTTGCTGACCATGATGCGGCAGCACGGACTAGAAACTGCTGCGGAACTATCAAGAGCCTGCGGGGTAACTCAAGCCCGCATTGGAAGAATTTTGAATTTGAAAATACCGGCGTACACCTTGAGCGGAGAAATGGTTTCAGCCGTAAGGAAACTGTGCGATTTTTTCCAGTGCACCCCGGACGACATTTTCCCAGAGCAGCACCTGCAAGAGAGCTTGCCGGTAAACAAGGTGTTTATGGAGGCTAACGCAGAAGACCTCGTCCCTATGTACGCCAGACTTGGAAGCCAAGACCCGCTTGATCTGCTTCTTGAGGAAGAGCAGGAAGAACTTGAGCATGACGCTCTTGCTTACGCCGCCTCAACCATTACCCCGATACAGCGAGCAGTGCTAGAGTTTCGCTACGGTGTGGGGCCGGACCCCAGTGAAGGTTTTACGCAAACGCAAACCGCAGAAATAATGGGGCTAAGCAAAACACGGATAGGGCAGATAGAAGGCAAAGCCCTTACGAGACTGCGCAACCCGGGGCGGGGTTTACAGAAACTACGAGAGTAACGAGCACGAACCCCCCGGCCCACCACTAACAAGCGTAGTGGGTGCGCAGTCACGGGGCCGGGGGCCTAATAACTAATAAGGAGAAATCAAATGAACGAAAACACAGCGCCCGTGATGTCCGCCGCGAAAAAGAAGTGGTGGCAGTGGCACCAAGATAACCCACAGGTCTACGAAATGTTTAAGAAGTTTACGTTTCAAGCAGTGGGTCGTAGGCACAAGCGGTTGAGCGCTTGGTTGATCGTGAACCGAATCCGGTGGGAAACGAGCATCGAGACTACAGGCGTAGACTTTAAAATATCGAATAATTTTATTGCGTACTACGCTCGGCTTTTTATGCTGGACCACCCGCAGTACAAGGACTTTTTTGCTACTAAGAAAATGAAGGACGACGAAGAGTGAAACTAATAGTAGGAGACTTTGAAACGTACTGGTCGCAGACACACTCGCTGTCTAAGATGAGTCCCATAGACTACGTGATGCACCCGGATACAGAAGTCATATCCCTGTCCCTAAAGATAGACGACGAGCCGACACGGGTGTGGTTTGGCGAAGCGGCCATACGCAAACGCTTACAAGCACAAGACTGGTCGGACGCGATGCTCGTCGCGCATAACATGTCAGCGTTTGATGCGATGCTTTTTGCGTGGCGATTTAATGTACAGCCCAAGGTGTGGGGGTGCACGCTGGCAATGGCCCGACCCATCCACAGCAAGACTACAGGCAACTCGTTAGCCAAGCTGGTCGAGCACTACGGTCTTGGGGTCAAAGACAACACTGCCCTGCTAAACACCAAGGGGCGGCACCTGAAGGACTTCACCGCCGAAGAAGTTAACGCCATGCGTGACTACAACCGTGACGACACCGACCAATGCCACGCGCTCTTCAAGGTCCTGCTCAAGCACTACAACTCCGCCGAGCTGTGGCAGATAGACAGCACGATACGGATGCTGGTCGAGCCCAAGTTCATGTTGAGCCGACAGGTGCTGAACAAGGCACTCAGCGATGTCAGGATTCAGAAGCAGCAGGCGTTGGCGCAGATGGCAAGCGTGCTCTACGAGATGGAGGTAGATGACAACCCAGCGATAGAAGAAGTTGTTCGCAGTAAGTTGGCGTCCACCGCGCACTTCAGTAAGCTGCTGCGGGCCAGAGGCGTCCGGGTACCCATGAAGCAGAGCCCCTCAAACCCAGAGAAAAGGATACCGGCGCTGTCCAAAACAGACGAAGCGTTCCTTGCACTGCAGGAGCACGAAGACCCGGTGGTTGCACTGGCAGCGAGCACGCGACTGGACGTTAAGTCTACTATCCTGCAGACCCGGCTGGAGTCGTTCCTTGCAACAGGTAAGGCGCTGCGCGGACGACTGCCGATCCCACTCCACTACTGCGGGGCCGACACAACAGGCCGGTGGTCGGGCTTCATGTATAACCCGCAGAACCTGAACCGAATAGACCCGAGCAAGCCGAAGCTGTCCGACGCACTGCGTAAATCGATGGCGGCTCCGCCCGGACACAAGGTTGTGGTAGCGGACTTGTCCGGTATCGAGCTGCGTGTAAACCACTTCTTGTGGAAGGTCTTAACTTCAATGGCGCTGTACAAGGCTTCGCCGGACAAGGCCGACCTGTACAAAGGATTTGCCGCAAAGCTGTATAACATCCCCGAGGCTGACGTGTCGAAGGCACAGAGGCAGGTGGGCAAGGTTGCGCACTTGGGGCTGGGGTTTGGCGCCGGTGCACCCACCTTCCAGAAGGTAGCCAAGCTGATGGGCGGGGTCGACCTTGATTTGCCGGAGTCTGAGAAGATTACGTACCGCTGGCGCGACGAGTACGCTGAGATTGTTCAGGGGTGGAAGACCTGCCACGGGATGCTGGCGGGAATAGCTGCCGGTGACAGATACGAGGTTGACCCTTGGGGGTTGGTGACTACGACGCAGAACGCGCTGGTGCTGCCCAGCGGGCGTCACATACGCTACCCCGCACTGCATATAGAAGAGGGGGCGAAGGGCCGAGACGAGTGGTGGTACGGCACCGGGCGCAACCGGGCGCGGATATACGCCGGGAAGATTGACGAGAACATCGTGCAAGCACTTGCCAGAGACATCATCGCTGAGAATGCGTTCGCGGTGTACAAAGAGTTGAACGGGCTACGTCCGAGTCTGGCAGTGCACGACGAGCTGGTGTACGTGGTGCCTGAAGATACGGCTGAGCACGTACTGGACACAGTGCAGCGCATCATGCGAACACCTCCAGTCTGGTGGCCGCAGCTGATAACATGGTCGGAAGGCGACATCGCGGATACCTATGGAGATGCTAAGTGAAGAACCCAACGTGGTCGTTCAGTGCCATTAAGTTGTTTGAGCAGTGCCCGAGGAAGTACTACCACCTCAAGATCAAGAAGGACGTTAAGGACGAGCAGCACGAAGCGGCGCTGTACGGTGAGCAGTTTCACGAGGCCGCAGAGTTTTATGTGTCCGACCAAGCGGAGCTGCCCAAGCAGTTCTGGTTTGCCAAGAAGGCGTTGGACAAGCTCAAGGCGCTGCCGGGTGAGAAGCTGTGCGAGTACAAGATGGGTCTGACTGAAGACCTTGAGGCGTGCGACATGGATGACCCCAAGGTGTGGTGGCGCGGTATAGCAGACCTCAGTATCATCGACGGAACAAAGGCGAAGGTGCTCGACTACAAAGCGGGCAAGAGTGCCAAGTACGCAGACACTGACCAGTTAGAGCTGATGGCGTTGGCGACGTTCAAGCACTTCCCAGACGTCGAAGAAGTCGATGCGGCGCTGTTCTTTGTGATAGCAAAAGCGTTCATCCGCAAGAAGTACCAGCGCAGTGATGCACCGGGGCTGTGGGCGAAATGGTTGAAGCGGTACGGACGGATATTAACGGCGATAGAATCCGGGGTGTGGAACCCCAAAACATCAGGGCTGTGTAAAAAGTACTGCGTAGTACTGAGCTGCCCTCATAACGGGAGGAACATGTGATGCCCAGTTCAAAAAACTATGTGCGTGACTACAAGCAAGAAGCCAAGACCGCCAAAGCCCGAGGAGAACACGGGAACCGAATGGAGCGCCAGCGTGCACGGCGCGCAGTCGACAAGACCGGTGCGGACAAGAACAACAACGGCACGGCGGACAAGCGTGAGGGTAAAGATGTGTCTCACAACAAGATGCTCAAGGACGGCGGCAGTAACGCTGATGGATACACAATAGAGTCCGCAAGCGCTAACCGCAGCCGCAACGGCCAACACCCGAAGAAGTAAGGGCAACAATGCAGATTTACGACAACAAAGCAGTGCTGCTGCGGGTACGCAATCCGCAGCAGATATTAAACACGATACCTAAAAGCAAACAGATGTCAGACGGGAGGGTTGCAATAAACTGGGGATTGGAAGAAATGCAGGTGCTTAAAAACCTCGGCATTAAGCAAGTCCCTTCGCCCATAAATAAGTCATACGGCTGGCCGGGGCTGTACACCCCGTTCGCACACCAGCGCACCACGGCGGAGTTTTTGACACTGAACCGCAGGGCGTTCTGCTTTAGCCAGCAGGGTTCGGGTAAGACGGCGGCAGCGGCGTGGGCGGCAGACTACTTGATAACGGCCGGAGTTATTCAGCGCGTGTTGGTGGTGTGCCCCCTGTCCATCATGGATGTGGCGTGGCGATCAGACTTCTTTAAAACCATCATGCACCGCAAGGTGGACATCGCCCACGGCAACGCCGCCAAGCGTAAAGCTGTGATAGAGGGCGACGCGGAGTTTGTAGTGACCAACTACGACACCGTGGTTAACTCTCTGGAAGACCTCAAGTACGGCCGATTCGACTTGATAATCTGCGATGAAGCAACGTATCTGAAGAACGTGCAGACCAAACGATGGAAGGCTCTCAAGCAGTTGGTGGGGCCAGACACATGGTTGTGGATGATGACAGGTACCCCTGCGGCGCAGTCCCCGGAAGACGCCTATGGACTAGCGAAGCTGGTGAACCCCAACGGCGTGCCCAAGTATTTCACAGGGTTCCGTGATCTGGTCATGTACAAGTTAACCCAGTTCAAGTATATACCACGGCCCGACTCTAAAAATATCGTGCATGAAGCACTGCAACCGGCGATACGGTTTACAAAGGCGGAGTGTATGGACCTGCCGGACATGGTTACCGTCAAGCGCAAGGTGGAGTTGACTCCGCAGCAGGCCAAGTACTACAGCATCATGAAGAAGCAGATGGTGATTGAGGCCGCCGGGGAACAGGTAACCGCGGTGAACGCGGCGGTGAAGCTGGGCAAGTTACTGCAGATTTCGGCAGGGGCTGTGTACAGTCAGGACGGGGAAACCATAGAGTTTGACATCAGCAGCCGCTACAACGTGCTCATGGAAGTTATTAACGAGACGGAAAACAAGGTGCTGATCTTTGCCCCTTTCCGCAGTGTCATTGGGATACTGACCGCTCGGCTGAACAGCGATGGAATTACCGCAGAGATTATCAACGGCGGTGTTAGCGCGTCCAACCGCACGGACATCTTCCAGAGGTTTCAAACCACGGACAGTCCTCGGGTGCTGGTGATACAGCCGCAAGCTGCGGCGCACGGGGTAACCCTGACTGCAGCGGATACAGTTGTGTGGTGGGGGCCGACGTCATCGGTGGAAATATACGAGCAGGCAAACGCTCGGGTGCACCGAGCAGGGCAGAAGAATAAGTGCACCGTGGTGCAGCTACAAGGCTCGGAAGCAGAGGCTCACGTCTTTTCTATGCTGCATACAAAAGTTAACGTGCATTCAGCAATGATAGATTTGTATAAAAAAGTACTTGCGTAGTATAAATAAGGATAGTAAAGTTCGCTAAACACCCAGCCCCGAGGACGATATGGCTACCGAGAAAGCAGTTGAGACGGAGGACCCCAAGCTTACAAAGCTGGTGCGGGTCTACCTTAAGATGAAAGAAACGAAGGAGGCAATAGCGAAAGAGTACGACGAGAAGGCAAAAGATATTAAAGATAAGATGGCGCTGGTAAAGGGGGCGCTACTTGATTACTGCAGGGAGCACGGGGTGGAGGGAGCCCGCACGAAGTCGGGGCTGTTCTACCGCACCACGACGACCAACTACTGGACAAACGATTGGGCGTCGATGCACGAGTTTGTACTGGAGCACAAAGTGCCCGACCTGCTTGAAAAGCGACTGCATCAAGGGAACGTGAAGCAGTTTTTGGAAGATAACCCCGACGTTCTGCCCCCGGGCATGAACACGGAAATGAAGTACCAGATCAGTATTCGGAGAAAGTAATGAGTGGCGACAACCTTATCAAAATAGGTGAGCTGGCTGAGCGTCTGCAGGTATCTACCATCACGGTTAGAAATTGGATGGAGGACGGGAGAATACCTAAAAGCTCGTATATCGCCGTTGCTGGCGACACCAGAACAACATACAGGTTTGATTACGATAAGGTGCGAGACCATCTTAGCGCCGATAACGCCGAAGGGCGAAAGCAACTTGAACTAGATTTATAACACCAAACTAAAATACAGAGGTTAGCATGAGCAACATGACTTTGTTTGAAGGCAAGAAGTTTAAACTACCAGCAATGCCCGCTGGTTTTGAAGACAGCATAACCAAGACCCTTGCGGGCGGTGGCGGTGCTTCTTCTGGCGGACGCCGTATATCCATCAAGGGCAAGGCGTTTCGGCAGGTAGTCAACGGCGAAGAGATTCACGTTAGCGAAGACCGCGTACTGGATGTCATTCTAGTTAACGCCGCACCAGTGTCACGCCAGTACTACCAAGGTGCATACGACCCTAAAGCACAAGCGGTTCCGCCTACTTGCTGGTCATCAAATACCCAAGCACCAGACCCATCAGTGCCAGAAGACCAACGCCAGAGCGACAAGTGCGGTACGTGCCCCAACAACATCAAGGGATCAGGCCAAGGCGATTCTCGTGCGTGCCGCTACTCCCAGCGCGTTGCTGTGATGCTTGATGGCGACATTGAAAAGAGAGAGGTGTATCAACTGCAACTGCCCGCCACCAGCGTATTTGGTGACGGCAAGGACGGCAAGCTGGGCCTGCAAGCGTATGGCAAGTTCTTAGCAGCCAACAACGTGCACGCAATCTCCGTAGTGACCCGCATGAAGTTTGACGTAGCCAGTGAACAGCCCAAGCTGTCCTTCAGCGCAGTGCGCCCACTGGATCAGGAAGAGCTGGAGACCGCTCTTGAAATGCGCGACTCTCAGGAATCCAAGGACGCCGTCACACTGACAGTGGGTGCATTTGATGGCGCTAAAAAGCAGCAAGCACCGGCTGCACCCGCTGCGCAAAAGAAGAAAGCTGCACCTGTCGTAGAAGAAGATGACGAAGAGCCTGCCCCTGCGCCCAAGAAGAAAGCGGCGCCGGTCGTAGAAGAAGATGACGACGAAGAGCCCGCTGTGCGATCCAGCAAGAAAGCGGCCACTAAAGAAACCCCTGCGCCAGCACTTGACGACCTGATAGACGAGTGGGATGACTAAGCTTAGGAGTTAGCAAGTACTTTATGGCGGGGGCGCTGCGGCGCCCCCTGTCGTCTCTAGCGATAAAGGTTAGCGTATGGGCGCAATAAAATTCTTAGAACACGTGCTGGCGCAAGGGCAGAACTACTGCATATTTGCCGTCAAGGGGGGTTCGGGTCAGAAGCTGATTACACAAAAGTTTTTGGCATCGATACCGGAGATGGACGAGCTCGCGGACACTCTTAATGAAGATGATAACGATGTGTATTTTGCTCTGGCTTCTTTTGTTGCCCCGGGCAAACGCACCGCAGATAACGCCGAAAAGCTGCGATCATTCTTCCTTGACTTAGACTGCGGCAAGGACAAGGGCGACAAAGGTTTCCCTACGCAGCAAGCTGCGGTAAAAGCGGTTAGGGTATTCTGCCAAACACACCAGCTTCCAAAACCCACGATGGTTAACTCCGGGCGGGGGCTTCATGTTTACTGGGCAATGGATGAAGACTTGGAGAAGGACGACTGGCTACCACTGGCAGTGCGCTTCAAGCAGATGTGCCTTAACCACGGACTGAATATAGACCCGGTCGTCTCGGCCGATTGCGCTAGAGTGCTGCGATACCCGGGCACGCGCAACCACAAGGATAGCCCGCCTAAGAACGTGGCGGTGTTAGCAGACCTAGAACCAGCGCTGTCGCTGGATAAGTTCAAAGCCATTCTGGATCACTACATCCCAGAAGGCGTGGTGCCACCTAAAAAGGCTCGATCCAACGCAGCAGACCCCATGATGGCGTCGCTGATGGGGAACTCCACCAGCCGATTCAAGACCATACTGGAGAAGAGTGCCAAGGGTCGCGGCTGTGCGCAGTTAGCCTACTCGGCCGCAAACCAAGAGGACGTGGACGAGCCACTGTGGCGCGCGGCACTGTCCATTGCGGTCAACTGCGTGGACGGTGACAAAGCAATACACGTGGTTTCTAGGCGTCACCCAGACTACGACGCCGACGTTACTATCGACAAAGCGAAGAAGACCTCCGGCCCGTATCACTGCACTACGTTTGATGGGCTTAACCCGGGGCTGTGTGGTAAATGCCCACACAAAGGGAAGATAACATCACCTATTCAGCTTGGCCGGGAGATCATTCGGGCGCAGGAAGAAGACAACGTCGTGTTTGATAGACCGGAACAGATGAAGACTGTAGAACTGCAGGCGTACACCATACCCAAATATCCCTCGCCATACTTCAGGGGTAAAAACGGCGGCGTGTATGTCCAATCGGCGGACCGTGAGGGTGATCCCGTGGAGATGCTCGTGTATGAGCACGATCTCTATGTGCTTCGCCGCACAGACGACCCAGAAGACGGGGCGTCCATTGTCGTGCGTGTGCACCTGCCATACGACGGCGTAAAAGAATTTACCGTACCGCTTACCGCAGCAACATCGAGAGACGAGCTGCGTAAGTATCTTTCTAAAAACAGCGTAGCCGTGGCTACCGCAGCGCATTGGGATGCTCTTATGACATACATACTAAAGTGGGAATCAAGCTTAGAAAACACAGCGGCCGCAGACCTGAGCAGAAGGCAATTCGGCTGGGCTGACGACAACTTCACTTCGTTTACACTGGGTCGCGCTCGCGTGCTTCCAGACCGGGTCGAGCTGAACGCCCCATCAACTAAGACCTCGCACCTGTTTCCAATGTTTGAACCGCAGGGGTCGTTGGACGAATGGAAGAAGAACTTGGAGTTCTTCAACAAGCCCGGGTTTGAATCGTACCAGTACATTATCGGCACCGCATTCGGCTCGGTGCTCACCAAGATGACAGCAATCAAGGGCTCCATATTCCACTTCCATAGCAAGGACTCGGGCTATGGCAAGACAACGGTGCTGCTGGCAGCGGCCAGTCTGTGGGCAGACCCGGCCAAGTTCGTCAAGTTTGAGCGCGATACATACCACGACAAAATGAATTATGCTGAGACGCTCAAAGACCTGCCGCTGTACTGCGACGAGATGACGAACATGCAGCCCAAAGAGGCCAGCGACTTTATCTACCAGATTCCCAGCGGCAAGCAGCGCGGCCGACTGAGCCAAGGGGCCAACTCCTCCCGCTGGCGCGGAGACCCGTGGAGCTTTATCTGCGTGACTACTGGCAACATGAGCCTTATCTCAAAGGTGAACTCATACAAGGACGCACCAAAGGCGGAAGCGCAGCGCGTGCTGGAGTTCTCCCCACAGAAGCAGCAGTTGCCTAAGCAGGATACCGACGAGCTGGCAAAATCCATTGAGCGACACTTCGGGCACGCGGCAATACCGTACCTGCAGTACATCATGAATAACTTGGACGAAGTTCAAAAGCTGCTGGTTAGTATTCAACAGACCATCGATACCCGTGCAGGACTGACCGCAGAGAACCGATTCTGGTCCGCGCAAGCGGCATGTGATATTACAGGTCTACTGATTGCCAAGCGGTTAAAGTTCATAGACTTTGATGTCAGGGCGCTGCTGGACTGGGTTGTCGACTACCTGCGAGATTACAAGCGAGAGGACACCAGCACGCACAATCAAGACGCGACGCAGGTTGTCAGCGACTACTTCTACGCCAATGTTAACGATTTCCTGCGCATTCGTAACTCAGGTGAAGGCAGGCTCGATGCCAGCGGTCGACCGGATGTACTAGACCACCTAGTGGTCCCCGAAGCGATGCCGAGAAACGCGATGCTAGGTCGATTGGAGACGGACACCAACACACTGTTCCTTATGCCGAAACCGTTCAGATCATGGTGCGCGGAGCGCCAGCTAGACTTTACCGAGATTGTCAAAGAACTGCGCACCTTGCCGTGTGGCGCCAAGACCGTCTCAAAGCGTATGGGTAAGGGCACCAAGCTGAACCTGCCGCCGGTAAGTGTGCTTAGGCTTAAAGGAGCGACGTGGATGAGCGACACGGGGACCGACGATGAAGTCATCAGTGATAACAAGAAAGCCGAGGAAGAATGATAGCCGAGGGGTGGCCATGGATTTGGCCCCCGACGGTTTGCGCATGGTGGTGAACTGGAAGACCTTTGATCCCGGGTCTTCTGTGTTCGTCCCCTGCCTCGATATGGTGGAAGCGGTGTCTCAGTTCTATGAGATCGCACGGCGCAAGGGCTGGCTGTGCGACCACCGGTACCGGGTAGAAAATAAACTGCAGGGGGTTCGTTTCTGGCGACTGGCCTAATGCACTCCCTGCACCCGCTTATCAGCCGAGGGTTATTTTTACTCCGGGAAATCAACTCCCCAATCGTCCGCAGCTTCCTGCCACTCCGCACGACGAGACTCTCTTGGTAGCGTTCCCCCCATCATAGCCGCGCTGTTTCTGGCCCGAGTCCGCATCGACTGTTGGAAGTCTTCGTTTTCTATAGCTTCCTCCGGGTACTGCCGACTAAACTCAATCATCTTCTGCATGACTTGGGCAAGCCCAGCAGAGTCTCCCATTCTGAAAGCTGTGTACGCGGCCGCGTATAGGTTTGATTTGCGCTCCCCAATGCGGCGATCAACGCCCGCTTGAACGCTCTTAAACTCCATCGTGCGAGCGTAGTCGGCTGGGGTGAACCCCATAAACTGCGAGACCACCGTAATGGGAGAGATTTCAACGACATCGTCCCCGCGCAGGGTTTCTATAGCGCCATCTGTGGCAAACCGTATCGACTTGAGCACGTTGCTCATCGTAACCGGAACCATGCTTTCTATCCCGCGCAGGATTTCCCCCTGTTCAATCAATGCTTTTCCTCTCATGCCGCGTTCAAATGACCCAAACGCAGGGCCTCCGAAGTGGGCTGCCATGGTTTCTGCAAAACTTGCGTCGTCGGGGAGGTTGGTGTCGCGTACCAACAAGTCTGTCAGGGACCCACGCTCTGACACGTTCATGTTCAACAGCGTGTTTGGCAACCCCTCATACACCAGCGGGTCTAGGTTAGCGCGCAGCATGTTTTGAATAAACTTCTCTTCCTCTTCGTCGTCAACAAAAGGCGCGGCGAGCACGTTGAGCAGAAGTGCTACAGGCCCAAACAACGGCATCCCTTGCACACCTACTATCGCACCAGATGTCAGAAGCACGGTCGAACCGAACTTACGGGCCGCCGCTTTTACTACAATGTTATCGTTCATGGTGGCGTCATATAGCGTCTTCACCTGCACATACATCTGACGGAACGCAAAAGAACGGTACATAAACGCAACACGCCAGAAGTTGTCTCTCTGGAATCCGGGTCCAGTAACTGGAGTGGAGCCGCCGTTGAGCAGTCTGCTCATTTCCATGGCGTCGGTCGCTGCCTTTTCCATTTGCTCTTGAGTGGCGCGGTTGGGGTCGCCGTTATTGGTTACCTCTGCCAGCGCAAGATCGTAGTAGGCTTTTAACCCTGTTTCTCGCTTGTAGCGCTCACTGGTGCTCATCATGAACCCCATACGCGCTGACAGTTTTGACAACAGGTTCCCCTCACCAAACTCGGCACGTTCTTCCAAGTCAGAGAATCTTTCCGAGTGACCGTGGTCTTGCACTTTTTTTACAAGCGCTCTGAGGTACCCGTACTTCTTTGCTTGCTCGGGATTGTTGAAATCAATGTTCAGCATAGACGGCATCACTCGGCGCCGCGTCACATCTCGCTCATTGATGCCCGCGGTGGCCATCGCTTCTTGCAACGCCGCACCGTCCAATCCTTGAGTAACCATGGTCTCTACGTCGGCAGTGGTGCCCATACCCAAAATATCACGGCCCGCTTTTACCAGCGCTGCATGTGCCTTTCTACGGCTCTTGAATCGGCCGGACAAGTATCCCCCCGTTACCATCAAGGACAGCATGTCCACCACCGCAGAAGACACGTTGAACCCCAACGTCCACCCATAGGTACCGGTTGTCAGCACATTTGAAATCATGTTTTGATTGGGGTTTGCCGCGTAGGCTGCTCGGTTGCGAACTTCGGCAATCAATAACTTAACAGTGGGATCGATTTTGACGTTGCTGCGCGTGGCCTCCATGTCTCTAACTTCTTTTGACATCTGCGCGCTGTACTTCATGTTAACAAGTTTGCGCTGCAGGCCGACAACACTTTCTTGGAACGCAGCAAACGCATCCAGTGTGTAGCCCGGGGTTTCTTTCCGGGCAGCCAAACGCTCCATCACTACTTGAGCAGGGGACACGGATATACCCAGCTCCATGACAGCCGCTAGTACATCAGCGCTCGCGCCGTTGTTTTTAAGGGTCTGCACAAGATCGCCCATGAAGCTGGTTGGAACGATGCCGTCAAACACATCTGTCTCCCCGTGCAAGAACGGTGTCATGGCGTCTTTGCTAACGCCATCTTCGGTCAACAACTGCTGCTGTCTAGCTTTCCAATCAGCTGAGTTTTCAAACGTCTCAAAGTATTGCTGATCGGAACCCGGTAGGAAGTACTTAATCCGGTATTCCCCGTTGCTACGAGTCAGCGCCGCGTAGCCCTCAAGTCCGCGCAGTTTCATCTGCTCGGTGAACTTATTCTTGATAGTTGTAGCGAGGTCCGCGTTTTGCGTCTCTGAGTACACACGGTCGTAAACCTGCTGCGTTATACCGTTGAACACTCTGTTGTAGATAGCGCGCATCTGTCGGTAGATCGCCGCGCCGCCTGACGGCTCTAGTTTTTTGAGCACTTTTTCAAGACGCTCGTACTCTTTAAGTTGCGCAGGGTTCCCGGCGTACGTGCTTTTAGGCTTGGTAAGATCAACTTTGCCGAGTGTGCCGCCGTACACCAACGCGTTCATGTCTTCGTATAGGTCCGGGTTAGCCTTGCGCCAATCACCCATGCGAGCAAGCTGCGCAGTGATACCGTCAATAAACTGCCGCATCTCCCCTTCTAACTTGTCAGCAATCTGCGTAAACCGACCGAAGGACGCCGCAAACGGCGCATAGTCCGGCCCCTTTTTCTTCACGTATGACTGCACGTAGTCATTTATTTGATCCAGCCCGAGCCCCCATACCATTGCCCGAGTGACAGCTTCCTGTCCTTTATCAAACAGAGCGGCAACGGCACGTTTGAATTTCGGGGCTTTTACCGGAGTAGACGCCCTAATCAACTGCTGACCTTGCACGTTCAGGAAGCGCACGTTGGCCGCAGGGGACTGGTCGGTGAGAGCCTGTTCGGCTGCCTTCTGAGTTCGTGTGATGTTTTCAGCGGCGCCCATACGTTTTGTCAGGTCAAGGAGTTCCTCTACCGTGCCGGATTCAGACGCCGGTAGGCCAACAACACGGCGTATGGCGTCAACAAATCGACCCCACCAGTTTTGCCGTTTGAGAAGGCTTTGGAACTTTGGATTTGTTATACCTTCGGCAACAAACTCATAGGGGTTTTCAAAACCGTACGCATCAGACTCCGGGTGCTGCGCCTTGTACTGTTCAAACAACCGCACTACCCGCGCGCCTTCAGGGGTGCCCCGGGCAATAGCGTTGACTGTCATGGGGTGCACAAACTCGTGCACAAAAGTCTGTGCAACCGAATCGGCTCGCGGGTCCAGATAGATCGCTTCGTCCCCCTTGGACGGGTGCACGTACTCCCCCACGATGCTTGGATCGTCGTATCGTTGCTCAATAACTGGGACTGCGATGTTTGGTGCAACACGCAGCATAGACCGCGCAATATTGCGCAAAGGCTGAGGTACGTCTTTGTCCTGTGTGATGGCCCGCAGTATCTGCGCCGGTGTCGTTTTCTTCTCCACCATCTGCATGATGCGTTGGTTGGCTGGAATGTTGGCAGCTTCTTCGCGCTTGGGTTGGACGGCGTTGAACTTGTTGGGTAGCGCAATCTCGCTGCGCCTTACGCTGCGGGCGTAATCGTTGTAGATGGTAACCTGTTCGGGCAACGAGAACTGCGCAATCGCCCCCCTCACATCAGCGGGGAGAGCTTTCCCTGTGGTATCTTGAAACACTTGCGCAAGTTGAGTTTGATCCGCGTTGTTAATCGCACGAGTAAGTTTCGTTCTAAACGCTTGCTCTTCTTTTGCCACCGGCGTAATTGGCTCAACGGCGGGCTCCACAACGGGTTCCACAACGGGCTCCACAACGGGCTCCACAACGGGCTCCACAACGGGCTCCACAAGGGCTCCACAACGGGCTCCACAACGGGCTCCACAACGGGCTCCACAACGGGCTCCACAACGGGCTCCACAACGGGCTCAGCCGCGACCGGCGCCTGTTCTTCTACTGCTGGCGGTGCTTGTTCCGCCTCTTGGCGTGCAATCTGTGCCCGTGCCGCACCGGGGTCAAACGCAGAAGTTGTGCCGCGAATACCACCACCGACCAATCCTCCAAGGTATGCAGTTTCACCGTATTCAGCAAGTGCATCATCAGAGAGCACATCAAGCCCTGCCTGCGCCCGCTCCATAATGGACTGCGCAACTTCCACCGGCATTTCGGTAGCTGCGCCGCGTACAACACCTCGTCCGGCTGCGCCAAGACGGGTCTGCTGCGCTGTTCTAACCAGCGCTTGTTGTGCTTGAGTAGTGGCCAGTGCGGCGTCATCAGTGATACCAAGTAGACCTTTAACCAGACGTTTGCCTAGTAGCAGACCTGTACCAACGCCTTCAACTGCAGATTGTCCAGCTGCAGCCAGCAGCGCGTTACTCATATCAATGTCAACATCTTCCCCGCGCTCTAACTGCGTGGTTGCTTGACGCTCGACGTTGGAACCCAACAACATCGGCAGGATAGAAGCTGTGGCGCCAAGACCGCCGCCTATGAGTTTTGCAACTGGAGTTGGGGGTGCTAACATCGCACCGGTTTTTGCTCCAGCCATCACTGTGCCAACATTAGCCGCTTGGCTTGCCAGTGCTCTTGGGATTTGCCCAACAAGTTCACCTACCGCAGACAAAAACCCTTCATCTTCATAGGTTTGGCTAAGCCCGGCTAAAGACGGCGCAACGCCATAGTCTTCGCTGATTGCTTGGCTTCGCTCAAGCCCTTGGGCAGCCGCTTCTTCCGGGTTAAGCAGTGACGCAATGCCTGTGCGCGTACCGGAGCCTATCTGCCTAAAGCCCCGTTTAAACTCCTCACCTACCGTCGAGTCGCGTGTTGGGGCCTTGTATTGGGCTTGGCTGGTCAAAAGTTCTTCCAGCCGAGATGTCCGCGCACCGCTGGTTTGTTGCGGCACGCTTTGGAGTTTACGTACTATACCGGCAAGGCGAGTCGCTGCCTCCACATCTCCTGCGTTATGCGCGTTGCGCAGCGCTTGCATCGCTTGCTGTAAGTCTGCCATTTTACTTACCTATTGAGGTATTCGGTTACAAGCGCTTCGTCTCCCGGGGCTAACCCAGCTGCCCCCGCTTGCGCTGAGCCGTACTGCGTATCATCGTACATTCCCAGTATTCGCGCCCGTGCGGCAAGCAACTGTTGCATCAGTGATGCACGTTCAGCCACCGCGTCGCTGAGATCACTGCTAAATAATCCGTCTTTCAGATTTGGTATTTGTGAATCCAGCACCTGTATACTCTGCCGCAACATAGCTGTTTCCTCGTTGACCGCCGCATCAACCGCCTCTTGCTGGCGTTGATTTAACTGGTCGTAGCGGTACTGTAACATTTCGGAGGCAGCGAGTTGTTGCTGCGCAAGTTGATCCCGTCTAAGCGTATCCTGCAGATTAATGTTCCGTTCTTCGAGATTAAACCCACGTTCCTCCGCCGCCGCTCTGCTTTGGCGCTCTTGCTCGGCAATCGCCTCCTGCTCCATCCGCAGTTTTTCTTCGGCTGAGCCCGCCGCGTAACCTCCCAGTCCCTGAGCACCCAGTCCCCGTAGCCCTGCCAGCATACGGTCGTAGCGGTCATCTGAAGTGCCTGCGCTAGTGGGGCGTTCCGCTTGTGCTTTTTCAGGACGGAACTGACCGCGGAAGTACTGCTCCGGTGTGGCGTTCGGGCCCATTTCACTAGATGCAGGTTGACTTAGCAGCGTCTCAACAGCGTCCTGCGTAGCGGCAACGGGAGCTGCAGCGTTAGCGGTAGTAGGCGCAGAAGTGGACGCAGCGTCAACCGGAGCATCAGGCGGCAGCCCTTGCGCCACACGCACACCTTCCGCAGCTTGTTGTTGCGCAGCATTTACACCTTCCGCAACTTGTTGCGTTGCCATTTGCACACCCGCCCCAATGTCTTGACCGACATCAGAATAAACTTTACCGGTGTCGATTCCCATGGCAGTGAGGTACGCTGCAATTTTAAACGCTAGCGGGCTGTTGTTAGCTTTAGCGTAGTCCACCACACGTTGAAGACTTGAATCGTCGTTTATTTCAACACCTAAACCGCCAAGATAGGTTTTAAGCCTTTCAAACGGCGGAATTGCAGGCCCCCCAAAGGCTTCCGCGTAATTGGGGTTAACCCCGGAACGCCGCATGTCGACGAGACGTTGGTCTTCGCTGCCCGCGCCCATCGTGTACTGCCCCTCTCGACTGGACGCCGCACTCGGTGCGATTGACATCGCGTCAGTTATAAAACGCTTAGCGCCTCCAACGGCGTCACTGATTGAACTGGCTATGCCTTGCCCCATGCCAGCAAGCGTGCTGTCCTGACCTGTGCGGTCTCCTGCGCCGTAAGTAGACGAGGGCACGTTCCTCTCCGGTGCAGGGCGCGGCAAAGACGCTATCCCAGACCCATACTGCCCTTGTCGGGAGTCGCTACCATCGCCCTTCATTAAGTCCGCCGCTGCGCCCACAACGGCACGGCCCGGAGCTGTTGCCGCGCGCATTATACCCTCAGCAGGTGCCGTAAAATCTGGAGTGATGGCACGTAGTGGTGCCGTAAAGTCAGGTATCAAATTGCGGGACAACGTCCGGTCGGCTTCGACTGCGGCTTCTTCTGGGGGCATACCCACTGCAATTAACTTGCGGATCAGTGCCATGCGCGGGGTTTCATCTTCGACTTCGCCTCCGCCGCCTTTAGCAAAAGCAACAATGCCACCACCGGCCATACCGCTTTGTTGACTCATTTTCATGTGGGCTTCGGACACGATATCGGGGCTGTACGTCTGCTGCATTTCTTGCAGGCGTTGGTTAATAACAGCTTTCTGCTGTGGGTCTGTGGCAGCCTCCATGCTTGAGCGCAGATTTGTGTAGTTGTATATGTACCGCGCTACGTCATCAGACACCGCTGCTTGTGCCCCTACGTTGGGCTGCCCCATCGGAACAGGTCGTGGAACCACTTTTGTGGAGGTAGGCGCGCCACCGTCCGCAAAAGCAACAATGCCACCACCAGCCATACCAGCCATATTAGGAGCTGGGAGCTGAGGTAACCCGCCCCCCTGTATGGCCTGCTGCGCTTGTTGCGCCGCCATCTGACCGCCACGCTGCTGTACCCCGGGAGACAGGCGCTGCGCCAACCCGGCAATACCCTGCTCGGCTGCAAGCTTAGTGCGCTCAGCAACGGTAGGGGCGGTAGGGGCAGGCTGCGCCGAGGCCATCATCTGGTCAGCCGCTTGCATCGCTTGAAGCGCGTCTTTGTACTTCAACATCGCCAGCGTGCGTGGGTCCAGTATCTGCTCTTCGGCATCACTGGTTACCACGTCCATCGCAGCGGCAAGTCTGGGGTTATTCATTTGCGGCGCGGGCTGGCTTTGCATCAGCGCTTCTAAACCTTGGGGTTGCATCACTGTTGTACTCCTGACTTTACTACCGCGGTTTGGTCAGCCTTTTTAGGGAGAAAGTTAAAGTCTCGCAAAAGCGACAATATATCTGCAGAACCGCCAGCCAACGACTGCAATCCGCTGGGTTCATAGGACGAGTACGTCTGCGTCTCTAACGGCAACCCCTGCAACAACGACTGCATGAACAGCAGGTTCCGCTTAGGGTCGTCACGCTCTTCGGTAAACTGCGCCAAGTCTGCACTAATGCCCTGCTGCTCAATCGCACGCTGCTCGGCACCACCAGCACGCTGCGCTCCCAGTACATCAAGGCCGTAACGCTGCGCTTGCCCCGCCGCCGCCATTTCCCGAGCCTGCTCGGTGTTGAACTGATTCTGGGCCTGTTCAAACGCTTGGTTATATCCAGTGCCGGTTATGCTGTTAATTCGGTCTAACAACCCACGTTGAAGCTCGGCTTCTGCTACACCTTGACGTGACCCGCCATAAGCACCGGCTTTGCCGTACTGACTCTGCAACTGCTGCTGTGATATTTCGTTTTGTCTGCGTGCAGCGGCGTACTGTGGGTCTAGGACCGACTGCAAATACGGGGTCATGTACTGCTGTACGACGCTGTTTGACGCAGGAGTAAAGCTTGGTGAGGCCCCACCAGCAACTGCCGCAGCAGAAGGCTGCGTGTACGCAGAGCCAGTAAACGACATTGGGTTGTACGTCGTGCCGGTTGGGGTTTCCAGCGCCCCTAGCCCTGTAAAAGCATTAGTCTGCAGATTAGAGGCACCTGCAGTAAGCGGGCCGCCGTAAGCAGTATATGGCGTGTTGGATAACGCTGCGCCCCTGCCGAGCATCTGGGTTACGTACGGTCCGGCAAAACTGGAAAGGGACGACTCTTCTGCCGTTCTTACACCCATCGGGTTTACTGGATCAGCCATTTCATCACCTCACACGGGTGTAAATTTGTTGGGGGTTATCTTGCGCCCTTGTTCTTTTGTGCCGGTTCGCGCTTGACGCACCCTATCCATCATAGAATACAACACTTTAGCTCCCGCGTCCGAGTTACCGTTACCAAGGTGGCTAACCACATCGGCTGGCATTACAAACTCACCGTCGCTGAGCGCAGCGGGCTGGCTGCCGTTAATGTTCGCAGGGATACGATCTGCCATGCCGTCAGTGGTTCCGCCCAAGTAGTACCCTTGAGACTGGGGTAGTGAAGCGAGTCCGCCTTGTGCGAGGCCCTCGGTGTCATCCCCTAAATTAGAAATCCCTTGGCCGCTAAACAGTTTATTGAAGAAGTACTGTGCTTCCTCAGCTGATAACCCATCAAACACTCCAGCAGGCGCGCGGGTAGTGACGGGCACGTTTACGGGGTTAATGGCCGCTGACATTGTATTTCCCGTTGGGGTATACGTCATGTCGCTAAAGTACCGTCGACCGCCACTGCCCGGTCTGCGCGGCTCTCCTGTAGGGGTTGTGGTTGCAAACGCATCAGGCAAAAGCGTACGGTTGACGCCGTACTCTGGAATCCCCCCGGTGTACCCCACGGGCTGCTGCTTCTTACCCGTAATAAACTCACCAATCCCACTGTCGGGTTTAAGTGCGCCGTACGCCAACGCCCCCAGACCCGCGCTGGTAGCAGCCTTTACAGGATCAAACTTACCGGCAGTGCGGTACAAATTTGATATAAACTCAGGAATACCCATGGGGTCAACCTCTCAGCAAACGTATAATTTCATCTATGTTGGCGTAAGGCGCTACTTTACCACCACTGTAGTAAGAACCCTCACTCTCGGTGCTATCTTTTCCTGACAAAGCTCGCATGAGGTTCTCTACGAACGTCGAGTCTAAATCAAACGTGCTATTTATATCTGCAAGCCCTGCCTTCTCGGTGGACTCCATCCGCATACCCTGACTGGGTGCAGGTGTTGCCGGGGTAACTGGAGTGGTTACTGTAGTTTTTGGTGGCCCCACTACTATGGGTGGATTAACTACTACCGGTGTATCCTCTCCCAGATCAGCCGGTGTCAGAGTGACAGTAGATGGCCCCACTGGCGGAAAGTCCGTCTTTATAATTGAGTAGGGGTCTGTCTTCCTCATGTCACCTTCCGGATAGACTTGTGGACCCCTAATAACCCCAGTGTCCACGCTAGGTACTTTCGTAGGGAGTGTCGGCAAGCCAAGCTCTTCCAACGTCTTTATCGTGTCAACTTCCGGATAGACTTGTGGGCTTCTAATAACCCCAGTGTCCACGCTAGGTACTTTCGTAGGAAGCTGTGGGCCGGGGCCAGTGGGGTCAGCGGTTCCGCTTTGACCGTCAGTGACGATAGAGTAGGGGTCGTCGTTAACGACGTCATCTTCTTTCTTTGGCGTAAGGTTTATACCAACCCTAGCCGCAGTATTTGCTACATCGGCGTTAGCGGTGGCAAGAATCGTCTCCAAGTCTTTCCCAAGAATAGTAGCGGTGGTAGCAGGGTCGAGCCCCGACTGTTTGGAAATAATATCAATGACCGAGTCTCGTATACTGCCAGAATCTAGCCCACCCGGCTTACTAAGCACCGAGTTAATGGCTTGGTCGAGGATCGGAATACCGGTTGTTACACCCACGTTGGTGTTTGAGCGAGGCAGCTGCCCTGCTTGTATAACGGGTTGCCCTGCTGGAGGGGTGCCGAATACTATGTTCCCAGTCCCTGTTACAGGGTTAAGCACTAGCTGCGATTGATCGTAAAACGGAAAGAAGTCTTTAATCTGACTGAGCAGCGTGTCAGCAGCGGATTGCGCCGCGACCACGGGGTTTGCTGCAAAGCTTGTCACATACGGGTTCTGCGCCAACTCCCCTGCCATATCGGTCATACCAAGCTTAGCGGCTTGGTCATACAACGCTTGGTACTGCGCGTCGCGTCCTTCGGTATCCCCGGCTTGGAGCTGCCCTTCGGTGCTTTGCAGGAGGTTATACAGCGATTCAACTTGCCCTTCTGGAGTCTGCTCAATAGCTGGGGGCCGGTCTTTGTCGCCCCGGTTCAGTATCGCATTTACAGCCAGCGAAAAAAGGATACTCGCAGGGTCAACGCCAAACAGTTTAGTGCCAGAGCTTGCGGCGCCAGCTGCCCTAGCGGCAGCGTCTGCCCCACCCTGCAGACTTATAAGCCCTTGCGCGTTTACAGCGTTGGGGTACGCGAGGATGGTTGGGTCTACGGGATTTGGCATGTCTCACCTCAAGGTGGCGTTGGCAAAGGGTCAGGGAGAATGGAGACGAACATTACCGCAATCACCGCCGACGAAATTCCCGGGTGGGGAGACGTAGGTGCCACGGCGTCCAAGAGCATATTCAAATGATCTCCGGTCCACATAATTTTAATGTACTGCCCTGCCTGTAGGTCAATATTGAAGCTCCAGTTAAGCTCAAGCACTCCACCCGACCCGGATATCAAATACTCCCGCGCAGAGTAGCCAATGTCGACGCCGTTGCGGTTAATCCAGACGTATGCAATTTTACTGCTTGCGTTAGTACTGCGCAAAATGGCGCTGAACTGAAAATTGTACACGCCCGAGTACGTTGCCGTTATCAGAGTTTCAGTGGCAGCATCAATGGTAATGGCGTTGTTCAGGTAAGTTTGGTTGAACCGCACCGGCTGAGCGACGTTTATTGTTACGAGCGCTTGGTCCGCGGTATCAAAGAACAACCCGTTGGGGCTGTCAATAAACCGGCCACCGTCGGCCCCCGTTACCAAGTTGATGTTGTTGGCAGCTCGGTTAAAAAATAGACGTAGTATGTTATTTAGATCGCTAAGGTACCCCCGCACCGAGCTCTCAGCGGGAACGGGCAGTGCAGGCGCCTGCAGTTTTTCAATTGAAGACTTACCGGCCATCAGCCTCTCCTGCCATCAGGTCGCAGGTCTATTCTCGGAATGCCCAGTTTCCACGTAACGCCAAGCCCGGTTGACTCAATCTTCACCGCAATCTGCCGACCTCTGATACGAACGAAAGCCTGCCCAGTAAACTCTTCAATCGGCACCGAGGCAGAGCGCACAACCGAGCTTGAACTATTGCCCCCAGCAGAGAGCGGGTTGTTGTACCCAGAACCTGAGTTTTCCAACGGCAGCAGTGTCATGGTGGCCGAAGGCGAACCGGCGGTTGAACCCACAAACGTCATGTCGGGCAGGATACGGTTTATCATCATAAACTTGTCGCCTTCGTCCAACGAAAACTCACCGGAAGTAATTGTCGCGGTGATTGCAACGGCGGTGCCCAGTTCGTTAGAGTCGACCCCATTCTCGTGGTATACCAAGTTATTGCTAAACGTGGCTGCTAACGGGTAGTTGCGAAGGTCTGAATCCAGCCACGCCGCGCGGCTAAGGCTGCCGTAGTACCAAATACTTTCTATGTAGTTATAGACCACGTACAAGTCGTTTTGAGTGGCATCGGCAGACGGATAGAACCACCACACCTCGTCAAACTGCTCTATCGTGCCACAGACAACTTGGTCAAACTGATTTGGGTTAATGTCGTTGAACACGTAGCTTCTGACAGAACAGGGCAGTGTCTTGACCGTACCGTCGTAGTAGTAAAACTTGTCTTTCCCCATCCAGTACGCGACGTTGTTTGCGTAGATTGTCGCGTTAGGGCTTATGACTGTGATGTTATCACCAAGCAGCTGCGCTCCCCACACGTCAGGAGCGCCTAAGTACTGCAGACCGTAAAGTGCAGCGTCCGTAAACACCAGAATTTCTTGTCGCGCTTGTCTAATAGTAATGATCTCGGTGCCCTTGGACACGCGCAGGCTCCCCGCTTGGTTAGTAGCGGAGGGCGTCCAATTCGCTACGTCTTCTTGATCTGACCAACGGATCAGCATTGGGTCAAGGGCTGCGCTGCCAAGTTCGTTAGAACCAAAACAAAACGCAAACCGGAAGATGTCCGATCAAAGTGGACACAAAAACAGCACGAGTGTTAACGCCGTTATCCGCTTCCCAATAATACGGTTGGCCGCCACGGTAAGTAAAAAATAAGTCCTCACCAAAGTTGTTCTGGCTCCACAACCGCATCGGAGCAAGTGTTGTTTCACCAATTCCCCACTCACCAAAACCCCATCGCCCAGCACCCCACCCGGCAAACGGCACTTCAATCGCGTTGCCTACTGGTATCTGGTAAGCCGCTACCGTTGCCGATCCGCCGTTACCTACGTCAGACGCATTAGCTGTTGCTGTGGCTACAATCGTGTAAGTGTTGGCAGTGGGGACCGTGGCGACGGTGTACTCTTTGTTTATTACCACCGCTGTGATGTTACCGCCCAGACTTACGGCGCCAGAGAAAGTAACGTAATCGCCCTGCTGCGCACCATGAGCTGTTTCAGTGACTGTCAAAATAGCAGAGCCGTTAGTCGCAGCAAACGTCGCGTCTCCGGCAGCGGTAGTCAGTCGAATCGGCGTCACGTCAAAGTAAGCACCGCCTCGCTCAATGTAGTACTTGAGGTTTGTGCCCACGGACACGAGGTTCTGCCCAGACAGCGTGCTCCAGTTAGTTAGGGACCGCGCTATACCGAGGTACGTAGACGAGGATACCCGCTCCCAGCCGCCTATCTTCTGGGGCAAGCCAAAGCGGAACCTGACCTTATTGATGTCATACCACGTGCCTTCGGCTGAGTACCGCGTGTTTTCTCGGTTGACACCGGCTTTGAATTGTATTTTCTTCAACATGGTGGGGCAACCTCAACAGGTGGGCACTTAACCGCCGGACAAGAATAGCACTCTTTCAGCTTCTCTGCGACGCACAAGACCTTGCAGGACTTTACCGCTGGACTTGTTCCACTTCAGGAACTCGTTTGCCGCGCCGTCGTAGTCACCGCGATTGTACTTCATTCGGAGCGTAGATGATTGCAGGTTGCCTAGTCCCACGTTGAAACTAAAGCTGACAAGCGCGTCAAACTGAGGCTGACTATCATCACTAGCAGGACATAGTCGGGATACTCCATTCTCAAATCTTTGTAAATCTTGTTCAAGTAACGTATCAATTTCGTCATTGGCAAACACCCGATTGTGTTCAGTCCGCAGCGAGTACGCTGATCTCTCAGGCGTCTTTAACCGCGCCTGCTCAGGGTACAGCACGTGGCCGTAACCGACGGTGTAAAGCAGCGCGGGGCACTTGTAGGGCATATTGTGGCAGCCTTCAAAAGACTTGATTAGCTGAATGCCAGCCTCAGATGTCTTCACTTATTAAACGCTCTTCCGCCGAAGTGGAACGCAATAATAGCTGCAAGGATACTCATCTCATCATCACTGAACACCATGTTCATCGCGTCAGCAAAAGCCACGCCAGTGCTGTAGGCATACCAGATGCCCGCAATATCCACGACGACTAATAGCAAAACAAAAATGTACGTCACGATGGGCCTGACAGAGACTCGCAAGTTAATCGCCCACGTAGACGCACCTTCACCAATCTTCATGTCGTGTTTCCACATAGCCAACTTCTCTTGGGCCTGTGTCTGCATGGCAATCTGCTCGGTCTTGATCTCTTCAACCCGCGCTTGGGCAACAAAGCCCTCCTTAGCAAGTGCGATCTCGCGCTCACGATTAGCAGCCATCAGCGCCAGTTCGTGCTTCTTGTCACCCCGGTCTTGGACGAAATCCAGCACCTTCGGCAGACCGCCAGAGGCAAAGCCCAGCAGTGTAGATATTAATGCCATCATTGTTTGTTACCTCGGCATGGGGGTTCAGCATCGGCGTTACTGAGTTTTACGCCAGCAAGAAGGCCGATAAAGCCCCCGATAATTGTTTGGAAAGCAGGGGAGATCAGTTTGAAGACTTCTGCGTTGTCGATATTGTCAAACCAGAGGCCGACAACTAGCGCAATGACCATTACCAGCACAGAGAAACAAAGCGTGGCAGAGACCATGAGTGTCACCGCGAATGTGAGCTTGCCTTTCATGTCACTTTCGTTCATTCCCTACCCCCTGAGTTTTTCAATGATACCGACAACAAACGCGACGAGCGTTCCAGTCAGACCCGCGATAGCCGCAATCGTTGCGCTGTTCATAATGAAGTTTCGCATCTTGCGCCGCTGTGTCGCTTCAGTCGCGGTACGCGTTTCCTTGATCTTCATCCTGTCGCGGATCATGTCTTTGTACGCATCAACGCCGTAACGGTAGACGATCAGCTCGCGCAATTCCTTTTCCTGCTGCTCAATCTTTTTACGGCGCATCAGGTTCTGCATCGCTTCTTGTTCGACCGAGCCTTTGTACAGCAGCTTCTTAAATAACGGGGGGTTCTTGGCTTCTTCCTCGGCTGCCTTTACGTCTGCAACAGCACCAAACCAAGTGCCGAGCTGCCCACCCATGTCCTCAATCTCACGGCCCATCTCAATGCCACGCTTGATCGCACTGTACGCAGCGTTTGCAAGAGCGAAGGCCGAGACGGGATCAATCATTCTGGACCATCTCCACCATTGATTTTAGCCCACGCACCCAGCATCAGGATGCCCAGAACAAACACTGTTCCTGCCTTGGCAATGGTCTGCCAAACAACTTTCTTCATGCCGCGCCAATCACCAACTAAGGATCGCAATTCGCGTACATCGTTGCCCGCGTCATCGTCGTGCAGGCCGACTTCTTTGAGGACAGATTTCATCTCTTCGCGGACTATCATGCGTAGGGCTATTTCAGCATCGTGAGTCCTCAACCAGTTTGGTAATTAAATCCACGTAGTAGGTGGGGTAATCGCACTCTGCCGTCACTCGCACATCGTACTGCTCAGGCGGGACAAAGAGCCGATTGGTATCCTCAAAGCGCCCTGCTTTAATGCGATCTACCCACACTACAAAGTCTGCATTAAACACCTTTCGGGTGGTCTCGGTGGGGCAAACAAAATCCGCAATAACATTTCCATACTTACCGGCTATGTCACACAGGTGCCCCATCCTGCGGGCTTGCTCGATCCTGTCCTCAAAGCTAAAACCCAAGTCCTTGTTGATGTGCTTACGGATGTCGTCTGCGTTAAAGTGCGGACACCGCAGTCGTTCTGCCAGAGCTGTCGCCAGTGTGGTCTTACCGGCGTTGGGCAATCCCATCACAAGGATTTTCACAGCAGAGCATCAAGCTCGTCGTGAGTCGTAGCAGCTTCAATCGCAGCGATCTTAGGCGCAACGGCGTCCTTAGCAGCTTGCAACTTAGCCGGGTCATAGGCAGTCGGGTCGTTCATCTGCTTCTGCATCTCTTGTTGAAAACCAAAGCTGGCATTTGCCTTCATGCCGTTCTTACGGTCTGCAACTTCAATGTTGTAAGTGCCGTACACAATCTGCACTGGGTCAGTGGTCAGATCAAACGTGTGGGCAGTGTAGCCCTGACGGTGTGCAGTGATAGCAGGGCGTACTTCAACGGCATTCTTCCAGCCATCGTTGCCCACGCCAGCAGGTGGCAAAGTGTCCCAGCATTGTTTAACTTCGTTGTTCTGTACTTGTACGTAAAGTGCCATTGTTGTTACTCCTAGTGTAAAAAGTTAAGATTTAAACTGCTATTGTGCACGATTGCCCAGTTGTTATTTGAAACCAAACACCAGAACCCACCTGCACAGGGCTGGAACGGTTAGTTGCGTCGCCCAGACCTAATTGACCGGAGGTGTTTTTCCCCCAAGCCCATAATGTGCCGTCTGTTTTGATAGAAAAAGCTTGCCCCTCACCGCCAGAAGCCACCGTTAGCCAAGTAGTCAATGCACCAACTTGTTTGGGTGAATTATAAGATGTAGTGTTTCCTAAACCTAACGACCCAACAGCGCCGTAACCCCATGTCCAAAGAGTACCGTCTGTCTTAGAAGCAACAGCGTTTGCATAATAACCGCCGCCAGACACATTTAACCACGCCGTTAATGCGCCTACCTGCTTAGGACTAGAATAACTAGTTGAATTTCCCAAACCAAGTGCGCCGGTATTATTTTTACCCCAAGACCAGAGTGTGCCATCGGTCTTGATGGCCCAAGTTGAATAACTTGTGGCTACCTTCAACCAACTAGTAAGTGCGCCGACTTGAACAGGTGATGAATAGTTAGTTACGTTGCCTAAGCCTAATTGGCCATTGGCGTTTACTCCCCACGCCCATAGCGTACCGTCCGTCTTAATGGCTAAAGAAGAACCGACAAGATAATTTCCACCTGCAAAACTTAACCAGTTTGTAAGTGAACCAACTTGCTTGGGGGAAGAATAGTTGGTTGTATTACCTAAACCTAATCTGCCTGAATTACCCGAACCCCATGCCCAAAGAGTGCCATCTGTTTTTATGGCAACACAACTTTGCCTTACTTGATATACCTTCAACCACGTAGTCAAAGCGCCAACTTGTTTAGGAGATGAATAGTTGGTGGTGTTTCCTAAACCTAGCTGTCCAGAGGAATTAGCTCCCCATGTCCAAAGGGTTCCGTCAGATGCAACCGCAGCAGCAGCATTGTCGCTGATTGAGGCAGATCGCCAGTACAAAGCTCCAACGTGTTTAGGTGAGGAATAGGTAGTGGTGTTGCCTAAGCCAAGTTGACCGCTGCCATTTATCCCCCAGCTATACAGCTCAAAAGTGTTATAAGCCGCAGGCCAAGTCCCCAACGCCTTAGCATTAGCTTGGCTGCTGAGGTTCCAGATTCCACTGTATTGAACGCCTGATATGATTATGGGCATAGTTGTCTCAGTATTTAAGGGCTATGGTACGGGAACGCCCACCAGCAGTTTTATACCACGTAGTGAGTGCGCCTACTTGGTTAGGGGATGAACGGTAAGTCACATTACCCAAGCCTAGTTGCCCAAATTGACTATTGCCCCAAGACCAAAGAGTTCCATCAGTTTTAATAGCTAGTGAAAAACCAAAACCGCCCGCAATCACTGACCAGCTAGTTAAAGCTCCTATTTGTTTTGGGGAAGAGTAATAAGTGAGGTTGCCTAAGCCAAGTTGACCGTTTTGGTTTTTTCCCCAAGCGTAAAGCGCGCCTGCTGTTGTAGTTGCTAGGGTGTGGTAGTTTCCGCACGCAACAGTGAGCCACGTAGTTAATACACCAACCTGTTTGGGAGACGAGTAAGCAGTTGTGTTCCCTAAGCCAAGCTGTCCATCTGAGTTAGCTCCCCAAGACCATAGAGTGCCATCGGTTTTAGTAGCTACGGTTAAGGCAGAACCTGCGGCAATTTTATACCACGTAGTTAATGCACCTACCTGTTTTGGACTAGAGTAGTATGTAGTGTTGCCTAAACCAAGTACACCTTGTGTACCAGCTCCCCAAGACCATAGCGTTCCATCGGTTTTAATTGCAATAGCACTGCTAGTGCATGACGCAATAGTTGACCACGTAGTTAAAGCACCTATTTGTACTGGTGAGGAGTAACTGGTTGTATTTCCTAAACCTAATTGTCCTGCCGATCCTTTTCCCCAAGACCACAATGTACCGTTTGTTTTAATGGCTAATGAAAAAGCATACCCACACGCAACAGTGAGCCACGTAGTGAGTGCGCCTATTTGTTTTGGGGATGAGTAGTAAGTTGTGTTGCCTAACCCCAATCTGCCATTTGCATTTACACCCCAAGACCAAAGAGTTCCATCTGCTTTAGCTGCAATTGTATGGTACTGCCCACACGCAATACTTAACCAATTAGTTAATGCACCAACTTGTTTAGGGCTAGAGTAGTTAGTGAGGTTGCCTAAACCAAGCTGCCCATACGCTCCTTGCCCCCAACTATACAGCTCATAGGTAAACGTAGTCGTCTGCGCCCCCAGAGCATTAAACCCCGGCTTGTTTATGCCAGAACCGTATCTAAAGCTCATCCAACGCTCCTCAGCATGGGCTTCTCGCCCAAGCGGTTTCTAATGTGGTCAAACGGAGCTTCCCACTCGCCAAAGGTCTCCTGACGGAACAGCTTCATTGTATCGTAGTAAGGGCAGGTATCGCCCTCCATTGCGTACATAAAGTAGCCCATCACCGGGATCACGACCCAAGTCTCTACGCCCATCGCAGCAGCCAAGTGACTTACCGAAGTGCAGGAGGATATTACCAAATCACATGACGCAACAGCATTGCGGGTGTCTTCCCAAGTGTTCAACGGAACCTGCTTCACCCACGCTGGGCACGAGTCAGCGCCCTCGTCTCTCTGTAGGCTAATGAACTCAGCATCACAGTCCTTCACAGCATGGAACATCAGCTCGTATGGAAACTTCTTGTGATGCTCATGTTCAAACTTAGACTGACCCTGCCATCTAAGCCCAATGCGCTTCTTGCGGTTCTTAATTGTCTTAGGCTTGGCGATGTACGGAGCGCCCGACAGGTCGTCTAGTTCTAGTCCCAACGGCACCACAGCGGACATACCCTGCACAAAGTAGTCATGGTAAATGCCAAAGGTAGCCTCGTGCTGAATGACTGCACTAACGCCTTCTACGCCTACAAACAGACTAGCTAAAGCACCGGAGCAGGACACGACTACCTTGCAGCCACGTTGAGCGATGAGCTTAGCAAAGCGTACTTGGTGAATCTGGTCGCCTAAGCCGCCTTCTAGGTACAGCATGACGACGCCTTTAGACTTACCGTCCCACGGCTGGGTGGGCACATCAGGACGCTTGTTACCGAATACACCTGACTGACGACCACGATCCATCAACTGATAGCCTTTCTGTATTTGCCCTTGTGACAACAAGTACCAGCCTCGGTTGTAGGCTGCTCGATGATTAGCAGGCTCTTCGGCTTCTAGCTTCTGGGCCAGTCTCCAGCCTTCAGCAAAGTCACCAATAGTAGAAGCAGCTAACTGTAAGTCTAAATCGTGTAGCTCAGGGATGGTTCTAGGCTGTGGTAGCCAGAACTCAGGCTGGCAGAACGTGCTGTAATGGTGCTTCAGTAAGTCTTTAGGGTCTTGTCTGTGCTGGGCTTCTAGGACGGGTTTAACATCGTGCATACCGGCAGTGCCGTGAAGTTGCTCGTCATCTTCGGCTACTGTAGAGCCGTCAATGTTATTGAAGTCGTACTCAAACGCAGGCAGGTCTAGGAAGGCGTGTACCCGCGCCAGTTGCTCTTTAGGGCTGGCGATAAGGTCTTCATACTCTACAAACAGGAAGTTCTCAGGAGCGTAGTTGTAGCCTTCTTGCAGGGAGATGTACGCAGCCCGCAGGTGATCCATTAACTGACCAGATGCCATGAACTCGTCCAAATCGGCAGGCTTCTCAATGCGGACAAAGGAAGCAGCGCAGTCAGGGACAGAGCGAACGGTAGCGATGATCTTAGGCTTACGGTCGAGCACTTGCGTCATTGCCGCCATGATCTGGGAGATAGGCCAGCCCCTAGACTTATCAATCACTACCGGCTTGTCAGTGTCCTCGTAGAACGCATCAATCATCCCGCGCATGGTCTGAGCCAGCTTGGTACGGGTAGGATCGTTCTGGTTGAGCAATCCAGCAGAGTGCCACGTGTTAGCCAAGCCATCCAGCGCATGAACCAGACCAGACGTAGTGGATACGTGGGTCATGGGGTTCTGGTTGAGGATAGCCGCTAGGACTGTTGAGCCTGAACGCGGTACGCCTGAGAGAAAGTGTAGTTGTTTTTGCATGGAATCCTTTAAGTTGTTTTGATTGCAAGGGTAAAGTATGCCCCGCCAGATACAGAACCCCAAGCTGTTAGAGAGCCTACTTGCTTAGGGCTGGAGTATTGAGTGGTATTACCTAACCCTAATTGTCCATTGGCGTTACCACCCCATGACCACAAAGTGCCGTCAGTTTTAGTTGCTACTGAATGTATGTATCCAGTGGCAATGTTCAGCCAAGTCGTTAAAGCTCCAACTTGATTAGGGGATGATTTGTATGTGAGGTTGCCTAAGCCAAGTTGACCGTTACTATTTGATCCCCATGACCATAACGCACCGGAAGTAGTAGTTGCCAGTGTAAAGTTACTTTTATGGGCTATATTAGCCCATGTAGTAAGAGCACCAACTTGTTTTGGTGAAGAGTATGCGGTTATATTGCCCAACCCTAATTGCCCATTAGCGTTGTACCCCCACGCCCAAAGCGTACCGTCTGTCTTTGTTGCTATCGTAGAATCCGAACCCCCTGCTATTTTAAACCAAGCAGTTAAAGCACCTATTTGTACTGGCGATGAATAGGAAGTAATGTTGCCTAAACCAAGTCGCCCATTTGCCCCATTTCCCCAAGCCCATATAGTGCCGTCAGTTTTGACAGCCACAGTGTGATTATTCCCACACGTTATTGCAGACCAAGTAGTAAGTGCGCCTACTTGTTTGGGGCTAGAATAGTTAGTTGTGTTACCTAGACCTAGTTGCCCTGAAGTATTTAAACCCCAAGTCCACAGCGTACCGTCTGTTTTGATGGACGCAATATAGTTTTTTCCTGTTGCAACTTTGTACCAACTAGTAAGAGCACCGACTTGTTTGGGCGATGAATAGTTAGTGGTATTGCCTAATCCCAACTGACCAAAAACGTTACGACCCCAAGTCCAAAGCGTCCCATCTGTCTTAGCGGCTACAGAAAAGTAGGCATCATAGCCCCCGCCTGCAATATTAAGCCAATTAGTTAATGCACCAATTTGTTTAGGAGATGAGTAACTAGTGGTGTTGCTTAACCCTAGCTGACCGTAAGTGTTTTGCCCCCAACTATACAATTCTGGCAATCCCGTCCAAGTCCCCGCAGCCAAAGCAGCGTTCACCTGATTCATTGTCCAGATGCCTGAGTATTGAACGCCTGATATTACTGTTGAGGAGGGCATATTGTTTCCTAATACTTAAGAGCTACACAGAAATAAGTGCCCGATACAGAACTCCACGTAGCAAGTGCCCCTATTTGTTTAGGGGATGAATAACTAGTCGTGTTGCCTAAGCCTAATTGACCGCTGCTATTACTTCCCCAAGACCATAGTGCGCCGTCAGTTTTTACTGCGCTTGAAGCGTTAGCACCACAAGTCACCTTAGACCACGTAGTTAACGCTCCAACTTGCATAGGGGATGAATAGCTAGTGGTGTTGCCTAACCCTAGCGCACTAGAACCTCCACTCCCCCACATCCATAGAGTGCCGTTGGTTTTGATTGCTGCGCCTACATAACTAGCCCCTGCAACGGTAGCCCAAGCAGTAAGTGCGCCTACTTGCATTGGGGAGGAGTAGTAAGTGGTGTTACCCAAACCTAATTGCCCAGTGTTGTTAAGTCCCCATGTCCAAAGCGTACCGTCTGTTTTAACGGCAAGGCACATACTGGCTCCCCCGCCCGCAATACTTGCCCACGTAGTTAATGCGCCAACTTGTTTGGGAGAAGAATAATCAGTCGTATTACCTATACCAAGTTGACCATAAGTGTTTTGTCCCCAAGCCCATAAAGCGCCGCCTTTAATGGCAAGGGAGTGGTAATACCCAACAGCTACTTTAGACCACGTAGTAAGCGCGCCAACCTGCTTGGGTGAGGAGTAGTAAGTGACGTTATTTAAACCTAGCTGCCCGTTGTTGTTATACCCCCACGCCCAAAGAGTGCCGTCGGTTTTAGTAGCTAAACAATGGTAGTAACCGGCTGCAATAGTTGACCAAGTAGTAAGTGCGCCAATTTGTACCGGAGATGAGCGATTAGTTGAAGTGCCATCGCCTAGTTGACCAAGATTATTTTTACCCCAGCTATACAACTCATAGGTAAAAGTCGTGACATTAGTCTGCGCCCCCAAAGCGTTAAACCCCGGCTTGACTATGCTACCTAGATTGTTATTCCGGATGCTCATTACGCAGCGATGCTCTCATAACTGATCGTGTAAGTGATTCCGCTTGATGTGCCAGACGTAACTACAATGGAGCTATTCTCCATCAGGTAGATCGCCGTTGTCTTGTCTACCGCTATCACCGAGGCACTCGCTGGCACTGAGATGGTAGAGATAACAGGGAAGTTCGTACCCGCACCAGCGGCTGCGTTGTTGATGGCTACCGTTGCGTTAACCGCCGAGGAGCCGTTGACGTTAGCGCAGACAATCTGGTTGATCTTAAAGACCAAGCCAGAAGATGCGGCATTAGACAGCAGCGTGTTGGCCGTTGTGTTAGCAGGGGTAAGGTACGTTGTCGTACCGTAGATTGCGGTTACTGCGACTATATTTGGCGAAGCCATTTGAGTTTCTCCTATTATTGGGCGGCAAACGCGCCGTGGAATTTTTGACGCGCTTCATGGGCAACCAGTTCCGCAAGCTCAAAATCATCAAAATATCCGATGTGTTTGATTGCCCGCCTCACGCCTACATACACTTGCCATTTGCTAATACGTTTGTGCCACACAACGCCTTTTGCCCCAGATTTGTTATTCTTGAACAACCCGCGATTTTGCATGTTTTCGCAACTATCAGCCACTCGAATATTTTCAACACGGTTGTCGAGCGAATTTTTATTGACGTGATCGACCTGCTCAGGCCACTGCCCGTAGTGCCACAAGTATACAAGTTTATGAACGCAGTAATGCTTTCCGGATATTTTAGTAATTAAGTATTTTTTGTCCGGCCTTTCTGCTCCACCCGTAGCAATAGAACCTATTTCCCTGCCAATCTGACCAGCAGGGCCACCGACCGCCACTTTGCGAATCAGTGCGCCGTCTTCTCGGTAGTCAAAAAGCCTGCGGACTTCTTCCTGTGTAATCACGGGGTAGTCTCCTACAAACCAAAAATTAACGAGAAAGCGATGGCTTGGCCTACGGAGGCTCCACTCGCTGCTGGGGTTGCAAACGCTGGTGCGCCACCTGTTGTTGCTGTTAGAACCTGACCAGTGGTGCCTGCTGCTGTTGCTACAGGGACCGCCCCTGCACCGCCGCCGTACACAACGCCATACTGCGTAAGCAAAGCCGATGAGGCCAGCGTTCCTGATGCTGTGTATGCAAGGACACCGCCAGAAGTGCCTGAAGCTAAGTTCGTGCCGCCGTTGGCAACTGGGAGGATACCCGTAACACCAGAAACCAAACTCACCGTGGGGTTTGCCAGCGTGACCGCTGCGCCAGCGCCAGCGCCATCCGTTACTATCATCGCCTTTGTGCCGGTGGCAATGGTTATCGTAGCACCAGAGCCCTGAGCAATCGCAATTGACTGACTGCCGCTCGTAGCGTTCTCAATGATCCAGACCTTGGATACCGTGTTCGGCCCCAGTGTAACGGTACGCGTTACAGTCAAGGACACTGCAGAGGTGATCTTCAGGTACAGCGAGCGCGTACCGTCAGCCGTTGCATCCGGCATCGTGAAGGTTTCATTGGCGTCAGCGGCCATCTGCTTGGTGCCAAGGCTAAACGCATCAGCGATCAGAGACAGGTTGGTGTTGGTGCTGGTGCCCCATGTGCCGTCTTCGTCCCCCGTGGTTATCTCTTTTAGTCGGAGGTCATTTACGTATGATGCCATGTTTTAGCTCCTAAGCCGCTTTATCTACGCTGACCCATGTGGGGGTCTGAGCGTCGTTTATGTTACCCCAATTCGGTGTCTGTGTATCGTTGACATTTGTCCATCCAGCTATTCTAACGGTACCTACCGCGCCTACACCAGCTACTCCGGTTGGTATAACGGCATCGTCAACCGATATGACTACACCACCTACAGCCCCAGTCCCAGCTACGCCCGTAACAGCCTTTCTAACCAGCGGCACTACGTTTTGGACCGCACCCGTGCCAACCACTCCGGTCACTGCGACATCGGTATCGTACGCAGGGGTAACAGTGCCTATCTCGCCGTCACCTTCAACCCCGGCAAACACCGGGGAAAGCGACACACCCGCCGCTTCAACCGCGCCAGTGCCCTCAACGCCGGTTACTGCAAACGTAATGCGTGGGACTGCGCTGCCTATCTGTCCAGTGCCTTCAACACCTACGGGGATAAAGATAGCCGCTATAACTAGGTCTACGGTGCCTACTGCGCCTGTACCTTGCACCCCTACAGGGATGACGATGTCATCAACCTGTACTTCAAACCCGCCCATCTCTCCAACGCCTTGTACGCTAGCAGAGACGATTGCTACTCGGGTTAGTACGGTGCCTACTGCGCCTGCGCCTTCAACACCTACGGGGATAACAGAATCATTTACTGCAGTTACAACGTCCCCAACGGAACCAGTACCCGCTACGCCTGTAACACCAATATTGGCGTCATAGATAAGCGCAACGGTACCAACTGCACCAGTACCTTGAACACCGTCCACCACATAGGCAGGAGCGATGCCCCCGAAGCCATTAAAGCCCCAAGCGCCTTCGCCCCAACCTTTATTGTAGGTGGTCGCGCCCATGAGCTATCTCACGCAATACGGATAATTGCAGTAGCTGCAGCGGCTGCAGGCATTTGAATCTGGAAATCACCGGAACTCACGGTCTGGTCGCCGCCAAAACTCAGCACCGCGCACGCAGAGTTTGAGTTGTTGGTGTTGTAAATCATCGCCCCGCAAGTTGTGAACGACGCGCTTGACCATGTGGTGTCAGCAAAGTCCGTAATAGCCGTAGTGCTGTCAGCAGTAGGAGTGACGTTAGTGAGCGTGTTGCCGCCCGCCGAGTACCCTGTGCCGCTAGCCTCATCGGTGTTGCCGGTAATGTTGGAGTAGTTTGTGCTCGCCGCTCCGTACGTGCCGGTGCCTGCCGCAGCAGATTTAAGCAGCGCGATCTTGAACACATCCGCGCCGTTGGTGAAGTCGTGAAGACCCTTGAGCAGCTCAACTTTAAAGCTGGTGGGCATTGCGGTAGTGACGGTAATAGCCATGTTAACTCTCCAGTAATTTCACAAGTTCCGGGTGCCCAGCGGCGCGGAATCTATTTGCCAACGTAGTGTGATTAGACCGCACCGCTTGTTTCATGTAGTGTACTAACACCCCACGAATATCATTTTTGAACGCTTCCGCTTGATCGCGGATGACAGGGTGGCAGTTACCGCCTACCGAGATTATCTTGTTCAGCGCCTGCTCGGCTACTTCTTCAGGAGTAAAGCCTCGCCCAGACACCAGCGTTGCCTTGATCTCTCCTATTTCCCCACCACCCAACGCGCTAAGCATTGCCGGTCTTCCTCTTTATCTGGCCGTCGCGGTATGCGTCTCCACGCAGTTTACCGTCACCCACTTGAATAAGCAAAGTGAGTGCCTGTACGTACAACTTCTCATACAGCGCCACCATATCAACCTCACCCTTCTGGAATCGGATCGCTTCAACCAGTGCACCATTAAGCAGTGCGGAGTCAAACTCCTCGCCAAGCCAAGTAGTACCCGCCGTAACAATCGACTCTGGGTAGTACGAGAAGTGAATCTCAGAACTGTAACTGGCATCAGGGGTCGGGCCAAGTATGAACGAGTTCTGGTCAAACACCGCGTAATACTTAGGCTTAGCTGTATCGGTAGGGGTGGGGTACGCCTCGCGTATGAAGTTCACGTCTTTGTTTATTAAAAATTCATAGCTGCCGTTGGCGGCAATTACGGCCAAAGAGTAGACGTACAGCATACCCGTTGGCATCGTCAGGTACTTATTGCCAGAGGTCATCGACCCCGTTTGATTCTTACGAAACGCAGGCAGGTCTACTGTGGTGTAGATTTTCTGTTCGGCCTGCTGCGTAAACATGGCGAGCTGACCTGCTGTAAACGTCTGTTCGCAGATGTCTTCTATATTTGTCGTCAGTTCGCTGTAGTTCACAGATCACCCCCTACGCCATCGGCCCACGGGCCATTGTGCCTTTGGTTGCCGCGCCATTGCCACGGGTTACATACCCAGTGGTTTTTACCCCGGTGGACAGGTTTACGGTTTCAACTTTATACACTGAGGGTGTTGCGGGCATCACTACAACTTTGGGGCCATTGCCACTAGTCTTCATAACCTATCTCCTAGAATATTACTATTTTTACGTACCCTACGGTACCACCGGCGTGCACGCCCAATACTGGAAGGATCAACGCACGTTCTTGCGGGAACTCACTAAAATCGGGTCTTGGATTTCTAAGCGCTTGCGGATCATCCACTGGGAACTCGCCAAGGTGCAGCTGCGGGTGATCGGGATTCCAGCACTCGGGGCACGCGCGCACGTTTGTGTTTCTGCCTTTAACAATCAACTCCCGAAGCTCTCGGAGTTTGTACGGGAACCCGCACACGTCGCACAGCGATAGCGCTTTTTGACTGGAAGCAAACCGGTTGCTCATCGCTACCTCGTATAATACATGCGCGGAACAAAGCGAACCGGGGCTTTCTCACGGTCCTCGCCGCCAGCCAGCTCAAACTGTCTCTCATATTCCGCTTGAATCATCGGCACTCGGGGCATCAGCGCGGGGTCTTTCTGCGCTATGTAATAGGCAAGCCCTGCAACCAGCGCCGGTAAGAACCTGAAGTTCACATCCGGTGTCTGTATCCCGCTTCCCGCGTCCTCAATCCTGCGCATACGCCAGTACTTTATTATGTAGTACGGGGCGTTAATGGTGCCTTGGTCTGGAACAGGCCACACCGTAACGACTGGGTTCTCTTGCCCCCGGTCAATATACAGCTGAATCGGCCTACCTTGGGTAAGCTTGTTGGGGATAGTCGAGTACGTGGAGACGCTTATTCTGGAGATGTTCAGGTCTGACTGCGTAGACGCACTGCCCGCACCGGTGCGCACGACGTGCTCCAGCAGGTCTATGGTATCTGCCGGTAAGTTGTAAGACGCGACACCCTGACCTAGATTGATGGTGCCTTCTTCAATCGTCCACATGTTAATGCCGCGGTTCTGCCACTCAATGGTCAGCAGATTCATGGATCGACGCGCGGTACGAAGATCGTAACCAGAGCGCATCTCACGCCCAGCCCGCTCCCATGCTTCTTCTGCAATCTCGGTGAAGTCTAGGTTGAACGATGTTGTGCCCGAAGTTGCCATAGTTAGTCTCTTACGTTACAGGTCCGCCGAACAACCAAGCATCGCAGGTTCTAGCCCCCGCGCACTTAAAGTGAAACAGCTGGCAATACCCCAAGTTTGCAGCATCGCTAACTATTTTAGCATTTTTAGTCTCTGGGGTGTCCCCCTTTCCAGCCTCATGGCCTGACAGCCCCGACTCTATACAACCCATCATCATGGGCGTCTGGACAAATGCCGCGCAGTTCCCGCAGCGGGCTGTCTTAGTTTCTTCGGGGCTTATCCCCCACATCTCACCTAACCGGTCCCAGAAATCAGAGTTATCTTCGTCCGGGTTGAGTGGCCCGTACCCGTACTCTTCAATGGCGTGGTTCCTGTTTTTCAGGTTCACCTCTACATCTAGCGTAGCCACGGGACATGAGGTCGGGTCTTTGTACCCCTTGACCAGTGCCGTTCCACGCTTGGACGTTTTTCTTTCCGCCATTACTTTTTCCTCTTCAGCGGATCAACCCGTTTAGGCGCTCCGGCAGGCTGACCTAAACTCTTCTTCTGGGCTATGCGCGAACTTTTTTCCGCAGAAGTCATTTCACTTGAGGTCTTCGGAGTTTTCTCGGAGACCCGCTTGCTCGGTCTACAGTAAGGCGTGCCGCGTTTTTCACCTTCTTGGCGACCGCACGCTTTGCCAGTGCGGACGTCTTTCCAGTCCTCTTTGAACCAGCGTTTTAGCGACGCACCTTTCTCAGTTTTCCGGATGGCCATTTTAGCCCCCGCGCTTACGGCATTTGGCAATGGCACCAGAGGCGTACGCTGATGGAAAAACTTTGTACGACGCTTTCACCTTATGGTAGCAGGCGTCTTTAACGGTTCCGCCTTTTTTAAAGGCAGGCCCGGGCAGCTTAGTGGGGGCCACAGCCCCCATCCCGCGACAAGGCATCACGATCAGACCATCCGACCTTTGGTGTGGCCCTTCATGCAGCAGCCGTCACCGCGAGTCATCCCGCCTTTGGCGTAGCCCTTGGTCATGCCGCCACCCATCATTTTCTTGGTACCACAGGAAGAGCCGCCTTTGGCCATCTTCACAGTCACACCCGAGCCTTCCATATCCATACGCTTACGTGGGGACATCATCTTCATATCCATCATTTCTTTGCTCCTTTGCGCTTATCAGCGCCGCTGAATTCTTTGCCTACCTTCTGGGGAACGCCCACTTGTTTGGCAAATTTAGGGTTATTTGCTACGGCCATCATGAACTTGCGCTGTCGTTTAGAAACGGCTGGCATAACTACCTCAACAATTCCAAGCCCGGAGGCTCTTATTTATCCTGCTGTTTGGGTCATTAGCCGTCTTAGCGCTGGTATTCTTAGCCTTCATCCCTGACATTCTGGCACAGAATGACTTCTTTCTCGCTGCGGCTTTCTCTGTTTTAGGCTTCGGCGCGGGGGGCTTTAGCCCGGGTTTGCCCGGGTTTGCCTTGTTATAGCTCGCGCGGCCCTTGGCGTTTAGCCCGCCAGCTTCCGCTTTACCTTCTTTTCGAGTCCACGCCGGAGTTTTAGCCATAATAGATTTGCGCACCGTCAATGCCGTTCAAGTACCCGTATACTCCGTTCTGCACTAATACACCTTCCCCCGGAATGGACGGCGCGTTTTGGAACTCATCAGTGCTATGAGTTTCGTAGGTTAGTATCCACGCAGAAGAATACACAGCCGCCGGAGACCCTGTAATGGTTCCGGTATTGAGGTCGGTGACACTAAAAGAGTTAGCGTCAATTCGAGTTACTACGTAGTTACCGTCTGTTGCGGCGCCGCCTGAACCAGCAACAAAGTGGATACCAATTACAGCCCCCGTAAGCAGGCCGTGGCTCGTTTTTGCTATGGTAACAAGCGTCCCCGATCTACCGTAGGTAACGCTTGAAGTCACAGGGGCTGTTACAGTATCAAACAGCACAATTGTCCCACTGCCACCGTAGTAAGAAACGCCCTTTACGCGATTTCGCCCAAGAACAAAAAATCCGCTTTGGTTGAGGTGGCCTTGTTTGACATCATATTGCATAGCCATAGCACTCCCCTATTAAGCGGTGCGTGTGAACACGTACGCTGTTGCGCTTGAGAACATGAGTGTAAAGCGGGCCAGTCCAGTTACACCAGAAGCAACAGTCAGGTCGCCAAAGCTACCAGCAGTGTCGGCAGCGGCAGTAGACAAGATGCCATTAGTTGCCACAGCGATGGTCACGGTATCAGCGCCGCCGGTGTTGTCGATGTAAAGGTCAAGGGATGTACCTTTAACTGCACCAAGAGCGGCGCCCAACAGCGTGCCGGTAGGCAAAGTAATAGTTGTTGCTAAGGCAGAAGTAGAAGTGATGTAGCCGGTTGCTACTTGCGCGGCGGTTGCTACGGCAGTTGCGTTGATTGCGTTGGCAGCAGTAACTTGGTGGCCTGCAATGAAGCCGTTTTGAGATACTACGGGACCGTTAAATGTGCTGGTAGCCATTTTTATTTCCTCACATGCGAGTAGGGTGCGCTTCAGTCTGCATGTCGTCCGCCCGGTCGGTCTGCGGCGCGTAAAATGTTCCGGGGATACGCGTTTTATATCACGTTGCTGGAGGTAGGTCAACGTACTGAAAAACCAAGCCCGTAAATTGACCTTTTGTTATGGGGGAATTGGAGAGCAGCGCGCGTCGAAGCGTGGGCATCTTCATGCCGTAATGCTGCAGTACTGCGGTTAAGCTTGGGAATTGCATACCCGTTGTGGCCTCTAGCACCTGCTTGCTCATCTTCAGCTTTGACTCTTCCGAGTGCTTCTTTCCTAGCCAATTCTGGTTGCCCGTATTCGCTATAGAAAGGTTGCGGCGGTGTTCTTCGGTTCGGATGTGCCCCTTGGTGTTTTGGTTCCCCATCAAAGACGCAGACATTTTCTTTCGGGTTTCCTCTGAGGGGATAAAGCACCCGCCGCGCCCTTCAGCAACAACTTGCTGCACCTTAGCGGATATCAACGCCTTAGTTTCATCGGTGTGTTTTTGCCCTGTACGGGGGTCTGAGGTGGTCCACTGATGTTTTGTCGCTATAGAAAGGATGGATTTAGCGTCCGCAGACATAACTTTCCCGTAATTGGGGGTTGTATGCGCTGGGGCGTTTCTCCATGGGGCACTCGCGCTATACCCCGAATTGTAACAGTGCTCCTTGCCCACGTGCTGAACTAGGTATGTGTCCTCCACATCTAACAATGACCGGGTATCGGGCACTTCTTCTATAACTAGGAAGTCAAACTTGGACTCTCCATACTTATTCCACGCGGCTTGCAAGTGCTTGCAGTGGTGCCTATTCCCCCGTAACAGGTTACGGTGTTGTCGGAACCGTACTTTCTTATTAATAGTGCTGCCGACATAGAACTTGTCGTTTACTAAGTTGATAATTTTATAGATTACCTGCGTCATATACTTCTCCTATACAAGTCTAGTTAGCTGTATAGTTCTATAGTACCGACGGAACACCACAAATGCAAGGCAAAAGAAAGGGGCCGAAGCCCCTTTCAAATACTACTTATAAAACAACAACTTAGGTCGCGCCCGGAGACCCGAAGATACCCAAGGGGTCGCTCACTCCGAACGAATATCGCTCACGCGCTTTGTAGCGAGCGTTGCCCGTGTCAAAGTCGGCGTCCATAGATGTCTGCATAGGCGTACGAACAAAGTGCTTCAGTCCGTTGGGCACGTCAGTCATCAGGAACCACGCGTTCGTGTCGGTCAGGTAGTTGTTAACCGTGTACCCGCCGGGGATAGAACCGTTGTTTTTCAGGGCGTTGATATCGTTGTCAGCAGTGCCTACACGCAGCTCAGTTTCGAGCAAACGAGTTGCAACGAACTGCAGCGCGGGAGGGATCACCAACTTGCTCGGCTTGGCAGCGATCAACAGGCCACGTTCATCAGTCCACGCAGCGATCTGAATAACGGCGGCTTCCAAGGAAGTCTCGTTCAAGTCAGCGCCAGTGGTAGGACGGTTACTGTTAGTTCCACCAGACACCAGCGGGTGCGCGGTAGAGCACAACACCTGACCGTCGCCGTATGTCGGATTGCCCGACCCAGTGAACGCGGTGTTAAGGATAGCAGCAGCCTTTACTTGCTTGGTGTATGCCATAGCACGGGCCAGCGCTTTGGTATAACGAGTAGACAGTGAGTCATACAGGTTATCTTCAACAGCTTCTTCAGTGATGGAGAAGCCCATTGCGATGGTTTCGTGAGTGTAGCGAGCAGTAAACGCTTCTTGCGCGTTATCGTAAGAAATAGCGGAGCCTTCGTTTTTAACGGGGGCAGCGCCAAAGCCAGACAGCTTAGTTTCTTCTTCAAACGAACGGTCCGAACTTTCGGTCTCATAAATCTCGGCGTGTTGCTCGCCGTATCTTGCGTACTCCATGCCAAACAGAGCATTAAGCCCCGGAAGCAGTTCTTTGAGTAGCTGTGCACGTGAAATAGCCATATTCGTCTACTCCTTAAATACCAGTGTTCACAGACATGCTGTGGAAACTAGGGTTGATTTTAACCAGCACGTCGGGGAACGCATCTGAGACCGGGGAAACAAACGCCACGATACGCATGGCTGCTGGAACAGTAACCGTCGAAGACTCTATCGCGCTGGTTGAGTTGCCAGTACGGGTACTGCCCGTAGAGGTGCTCTGTGCAGCAGCGAAGAAAGTATTGGCGCCAATCGCGGCCTGTGTGGCAGTGCCATCAAGTTGCGCTTGGAACAGGACCATGGGGTCGTCCACAACAAAAGCTTGGACCACGCCGGTAGTACCAGAAGGGTAGTACTGACTGAAAATCACTTGCCCCTGTGCGTTAACAAAACTACAACCGACGAATACGCCAATTGCGCCTGTGACGCTGGTGGTGCCTGTGGGCCAGTCATTGGTAGTAGCATCTGCACCGGTACCGGTGACGATGGCGATGTATCCGTTGGCGTTGTTGTACACGACACTTCCGTAGAAGATGTTGGTGTTAACGCCAGCAGGATCAATCAAGTAGGTAGAGAAGGCGCCCGCGTAGGGCAGCCCGTCTACACGTTTAACGGGGCGAAGCCCGTACGGTGCAGCAGTTGTAGCCATGATAAAATCCTCAAATTAACCTTTACCGAAAGTTACCGTTGTTTTCCTCTCATTAAAGAGAGGCATTCTCGGGTCGTTTTCCCGCATAAGATTTTGGTCCACAGCGAGCATCTGAGACTTGGTTTGGTGGGCATAATAAGCATTACGCTCTTCAACCAGCTCGATAGGCGCTTTACACAGAAGCAGGCCACCAATGACGACATTATCCTTGAAGCGCTCATTCTCGATGCTGCTTAGGAAAATCTCTGGGTGATCTACCGCGCGTACGGGCTCCCAACCTTCGCGGAGTTTAGAAGATACATTGATCGCATCAGCTTGTCCTCGGGTACTAACACGGACCCAGTGAAACGTATACCCTGCTTCCGGACTCGGAGAGGGCAACAGCTCTGGGCGACGCCACGCTTGTTTACGTGGGGTACGTTCGCGTTTTTCTAGTTCTCGATCTATTCTGTTATCGGCCATTATGTTCTCCTCAATATCGCAACCTGTTTGGCGTAGTCCGCAAGAGACACCCCGAGTTTTTTAGCTAACGCAATTTGTGTACCGCTTAAATGCACCTTGATGGGTGCTGTGCTCCGCGTAGCGGGTGCGACCACATTTGCTGCTTTCTTTACCTTTTGGGGTTCTTCTGTGTCTTCAATATCTTCATCAAAGTTCTCTGGAAACAATTTTCGCATACGAGCATTCACTTTCTCGTAGTATTCATCCGATCTAGGGTCTACACCCTCTTTCACTAACTTGCTGTGGTAACCCAGAGCCGACGCCGTCATTTCATCGTCACTGCCAAACCACGAATTATCATTTCTCCATTCCTCGGCTTTTTCGTCTCTCGACGGTTGCTGCTGGGGAGTGGTGGGTATTTTCTGCTGTTGTACACTAGCTGCTTGATTTTGTAAAGTGCCCCCCTCTGGAGGTTGCACTCTAGGAGCTAGGTTGTTGACCTTGTCCATGCGTATCTGCGCGGAGTTCAGACTCTCTTGAGCGGCGATAATAGCGTCAGTCTCGCCAGCCTCGTAAGCTTCCTTGTACTTGCGCTTTGCGTTCTGTACCTCGTCCTGAACCTGCTTTTTAGCAGACTCGATCAGCGCGTTGTGCCCCTTATCAACAGACCCCTTTAACTTCTGATTCTCGTCAATAAGAACTCTGGCATACCGCTCCAGCTCCTCGCGCTCGCGCAGGGCTTGCTCTTTTGCCCGCCGCTCGTCGTGGTAGCCTTTGCTGATGTGTTGAATTCGTTTTTTAACTTTGGTGGAGTAGCTATCCAACTCGTCATCGGTGACTTCTGGGGGCGTTGACTGCTTTCTGTTCCTGTCCCCAAGCGGCACGTCGTTAACCACTTCTATCTCGACGTCGTCAACTTTTAGGTTCTTCTTTTTCTTAGCGACGGTCTCTCTTCCAACAGCTCCTTCAATCTCAAGGCCCTCATCAGCAACCTCCTGTTCTACTTCTACAGTGACTGCCGACGGTTTGTCGGGTTCTGGAAAATCAAACTCTACCTGTTGCATTGCCATAGGTTACTCCTTACGCGCGAGAGATGGCTCTCGGATTGGGTACAGTAGCTTGGACAGAATCGTCGTTCATGAGTCGGTACTCCTGCGTACCAATTTTGAACCGCGTGCCTGTATTTGCTCGGAACATCACGTAGTCCCCCGGTTTGCACCATGGGCCTGCGGAAAAACGGTCTTTGTCGTTATAGGCTTGATCGCCCATATCGAGCACCAACCCAATGGTGGAGAGGATGTATTCCTCACGCACTGTTTTGTCGGCCTTTAGCAGCATGGATTCCCCGAAGGTTTCTTCCACGTTTGGTAGCGCAATCAGGATGTGATACCCCGTTGGTTTAGGAATAGCGGCGTCAAGCGCGGCTTGCGCTACTTCCGCTTCATTTATTTTTACTTTGCGTTTCTTTTCAAGCTGCGTCATCGCTGCCGTAGGTTCATTCATCGTCCTGTTCCATATAGTTTTTCGCAAGGTCTTGTAGTTCTCGTCGTGCCAGAGTTAGACCCCGGATTACCCCGCACGCTTCTTTATACCCCTCTAGGGTCTTAGCCCCGCCAGAGGTTAAAAAGTCTTCGTTATCGTGGATAGCTTTTACTATCCGGTCATCCAGCACATCAAATACGGTTTTAGCCACGGCCAGTCTCCGTCATTCGAGATTTAGTAAGGTCCATAATCGCCTTGGCTTCATCCAAGTTCTGTCGTGCATCGGCCTGATCGGTCATTGCCGCAATTCGGCTGGACTCCAACGCCGAAGTGTTCTGAGCTTTCTGGGCATCCAACGACAATCTCGCGGCTGCGAGTTGTGCATCAGTCTGATCCTTCTGCCCCTTGCGCTGCTGTTCTGCTGCCTTAATCTGCAGCTCTTGCATCTGCATCTGCATGATCGGGTCTTGGGCTTGTTGCTGCGCTTGTTGCTGCGCGGCTGCCGCTTGTTTCTGCTGGGTGTTCTGCTGTGCAGCCTCGGCAATCATACTAGCCAACTTAACTTCCAGTTCTTCTGGCAGCTCGGCGTTTGGCGCTGGCAGCGGTGCGCCCAGTGCATTTTCTATCTGCTGTCGGTACGAGAACGCGATGTGCTCCGCGATGTGAGCGGTCAAACCCCCCATCATTTGCTGCGCTGCTGGGTTCTGGCCCATAAACGCCGCAATCTGCGGGTCTTGCATAAATGACTGGTGCGTAGCGATGTGGGCATCATGGTCTTGAGTGATAAATGCTTTGATCGGCTTGTTCACCAGCACGTTCATATTCTCGCTAACGGGGTCCGTCGGCCTCATATCGTCACTCGTCGGTATGAGTTTGTCCGCGTTTTTAACCCCCAACACCTCGATCATCTGCTTGTGCAGCTGGGGTAAGTCGTAAATTTGTGGGGCGGTTTGCGACATCTGGAGCACCGCTTGGTACTGCACCACTCGCTGTGCCATTGTGCTGCTGTTAGGGTCGCTTACTGGGATGACGTCGACCACTGCATAATCCGACTGTTTGGCAGGAGACTGCGCTCTGTCGGGGGTATATGTGTATTCAGCGGGGGCGTACTCGGCAATTATCGCTTTAAGGAGCTTAAACTCCTGCTTCATCGCGTAGTGAACCCGCGATTGGACTGCTGCCATGGGCTTTAGCGTGCGTTCTAGCAGGGCAAGTGTGGTCCCTACTGGCGCGTTCGCGCTCATATCACTGATGTTCATGTCCGAGATTGCTCCCAAACGACGCCCTTCTTCAGTGATTTGGTTCAAGAGCGCCAGTAGGGTTTGGCTCGGCTCTTGGTACGGCAGCGTCATGATATTGTCGCGGATAGACCCGCTTGGGACGTCTACATCACGAAATTCACCCGGAGAAATGGGCGTATCGTCGCCTTTTATGCGCAAACCGCGGGTTTTTAGCCCACCCGGCAGGTTTGACAGGGTGCCAGCGTCAACAAGTTGACGAATTATCGAGGTTCCAGCCTTTGCGTAGCCCCCAATGATGTGAATCAGCCCCAAACCGTAGAATCCGAAGCCCGGGACGTACACGTAGTGCACGAAATGCTGACGTTTTAGCATCAATTCGTCGTCTGGGTTCCAGTTTCGGCGGATCGCCAGCACTGTATTGTCCCCGCGCTCGATAGTGACAACGTACGGCTTGGCTATTTGTATGTCGTCGTCGTCTTCAGCGTCAACTCCTTCGATAATAAGCTCGGCGTGTATCTCATAAATGCTATATCGGTCGTCGTCAGTAAGAGAATATCCGCCTTCCTCGGCCTTTTTCTCCTCGATATCGGTGCGGTACGGCACTGGATCGCCCAGTGAGACATCTACGTAAAACCCGGAGGCTTGAAGTTTAGCCATCTCGTTCTTGGTTTTACGCATCACGTGCGTTACTCGTTCAGCGCTCTCTATGTTCGAGGCGCCATACGGCACAATGACGTCTTCAGGCGGTATAAAAATCGCAACCTGCCTGCCGATGTTCGGGTCAAAATACACTTTCTTAAACGCAGAACCTGCTAGCCCAAGGGTGTACAGCATCCGCTCGTGCTCGGGGCGGTACTCGCTCATTACCTCGGTTATCTCGTAGTTCATGTCCGCTTGAACACGCGCGGCGGCGTCTTCTTTTTCTCGGGTAATTTCCCCGATAATCTTAGTTCTAACCGGGCCCGCTGCGGGGAACGTCTCAGACATCGCCTCGGCTTGAAAACGAATTACCGCTTCGGCCAGCACAGTAGAGTACACGCCACAGGCGCCTTCCCACGGATCGGTGCGCTCCTCGTACTTGAACCCCAGCACGGCAAGACCTTTGACAAACGTATCCGCCCAGTCCTTGCGACTGTTTATATCAGACTGCACTGACCCAACCAGATCGTTGGCAAGTGTTAACAGCACGCCGTCATCAATGTATTCGGCCAAGTTGGCGTCAAACGGAGCGGAGTCGATGTCTGTGTCAACGTCTTCGGAATCTTCAGGGGACAGGGTAATTTCCGCGCTGCCGTCGTCCAGCATCACGATCTCAGCTTCCGCTGGTCCCATGTCCATCTCAATCTCGACACCAAACTCATCAGTCGGTATACCCTGCGGCATCTCATACAAACTGCGTTCAATTGCCATTTTCTTGGCCCTCAATAATATGCGTTTCGGCTCCGAAACATTCTCGGCTCATCTTTCTGATCTGTGGCCAGCTGGGCGAACCCACCCTGCCTGAATCGGGTCAACGCCATGATAGTGGTATCCACGCAGTCGTCGTGGTCACCATACGGGAACTCGGCAAGTTCTTCAACCAACTGCTCGGCCCAACGCGTATGCGGGACCCACACGAGCCCCTCTCGTATCATGTCTATTATAGAGTTAAGTCGCGCGTACTTGTTGTTGGGGTTGTTAATACTCCCGCGGTGGGGGGTAAACTCCGTCGCCAGCACGCCCATTCTTCGGAGCTCTTGGTACAGCGCGGTGCCGCTGGACTTCTTTTCCACCAGCGCACTGTCCGGCTGCCAGTAATTATACTCGTCTAACACCTTTTGTTTAAGCTCTGGGAACTCCAGTCTCTCACGCACCGAGTTGAGCAGGATGATGTTGTTCAGTGAGGTGGCGTCATTCCAGAAAATACCCCACGTAGTGATAGAGGTGAAGTCCGCACGGTTGTTGAGCTCGGCCGCCGCGTCGATGGCCTGTATTATATAGTCGCAGTCGGGCGGCTCGTCCTCCTCCCATTTCTGCCACCACTCCCGCTTGCATATTGAACTTGTGTCCCCGGTGGGGTTCTGCTGGTACTGGGCATTCCACTGGTAGGCAGGCATTGTCGAGCGGGTGCGGCGCAGGGCTTCAAGGTCAAAGAACTCAGGCCACAGCGCCTTCTCGTTGTCGGTGTCCTCGTTGAGGATCGCAGGGAACTCAACCACGTGGTACTGGTCGACGTCCTCGCTCTTGGACATGTCATTGATGAGTTTCCCGATCAGGTCACTCTTGTGCCAGCGTGTGGCTACAATTACTACGCGCCCACCGGGCATCAACCGCGTCCGCGCGCCAATCAAGAACCACTGATACGCAATGTCCAGAGCGTCAAAGTTGCCCGCCAACATGTCCTGTTCCGAGTGGGGGTCGTCCACTATCAGCAGATCAGCACCCCGTCCGGCCAGTGAGGAGCCCACACCTGTGGCGTAAAACACCCCCCCTTTATTAGTATTCCATCGGCCCGCGCTCTTTGAGTCCACCGCCAAGTGGACCCCGGGGAAGATGCTCTGGTACTGCTCGGTGTCAAACAAGTTACGCACCTTACGACCAAAGTCGACGGCCAAGTCTGCAGTGTGTGACACCAACATCACCTGCTTGTTCGGGTTCCTTCCCAAAAACCACGCGGCAAAGAATATAGACGTCATCTGGCTCTTGCCGTGGCGCGGGGCGATAGACACAGTCACCCGGTCTTTCTCCCCTCTTTCGCAGTCCATCAACAGATCAGCCAAGTGCCGGTGGTGGGTGCCCACCTTGTACCCTTCCTGCATGGCTTTGCAGAACTCAATCAAATCTTCTCGGCAACGCTGGGAGAACTCTCGCTCCTCCAGCACCTGCGTTATCTGCAACAACTCCTGCGCCTCATCCGGGCTCAAGCTATCGATGTTATCCAGCAGAAAATCCAGCTCGTCTTGGCTGAACTCCACCGGTTCTCGGGCCACAATAAGCCCGTTGACGCTCGTAGGCTTACTTGACGTAGTTTTCAATCCCCAACTCCTCCATGGCGTTGTACGCGTGGAGCTCTTCTGACTCTATCTGCGGCACGTCGTTAAATTCCACAGCCTCGTAGATGCCGTCTTTATTAGGCACAAGTGTCAGGGTGCTTTCACGCAGCCTTTGAAGTTTCTCTTTGAGCTTGCTCTTGAGGTCGTCGGTGCTCTGGTGGGTTATGAGCACCTCGCTTCGTTCCGTAAACAACGCAACGTCTGACATCTTACCCAGCATCTCAACCGCCTTCATGCGAATGCGGGCGTCGGGGTTCTCCGACTCTATAATGAGCTTATTAACAACGAGGTTTCGGATTGCCTTTGAGCTCTCTGCGATCTCATGGCCGAACTCGTCAAGGATTGTCTTAACCAGCGCAATGGTAGCAGGGGCCAGTGAAGAGGCACGTCTGTGGGTAGTGGCTTTGGAGGTTTTTATAGGGTCTTTGGCAAAGGATTCTGCCAAGTCGTTGGCCGCTGCGACATCTTCCTCGCTCACGTCAAACTCATACCCGACCTCAGATAGCAGGTCTAGGGTCGCAGCAGCTGAGCTGATGCGTTCGCGCAGATCAATGTTCTGCGCCTCGTCCGTCATTGGAACCGCACGGTCTGCGTTCAAGATCATCACCGTCATGTTTGCAAGCCTACTATGGCTGATGCGCAAGTGTGCGCTGTATACCCCCCGGCTGTCAACGCTTGGGTCCCCTTGACGGGGGGTGTTCCTATAAACAGGGGGGTGGGGTCTACGGCGGCCGATTCGTATAAAGAAGGGGTGGGGGGTCACGTATCTTTCTTTATGTGGGGCGTTTTGAAATTTTGGCGAAATTTTTAACGGGATTTTGAAAATTATAAAAAGTGGAATTTGTTTGAGCGGTTTAGTTTGATATAGACGTGGCCTACTGCTCGGCTCAAAACGGGGGGTACGGGGTATGTGGGTCAGTGAGCGGCGCTGATTTCGCCCGTTCAGGCGAAAAACCCATATAAATCAATGACTTACAATTACTAGAATCCTAGTAATCATAATATTGATTGACACAGTGTGAAAAAGGAGTATACTGTACACAGATCGGCGACATTCGTTGCCGACAAAAAGGAGCTACAAAAAATGACTACTTCAAATGTTCAGGCCTTCGTCATCACCAAAGCTATGGCAACAATGATTCGCGAGGGTGCAGCCGCTTCCGCTTCCGCGACAGAAATCAAGAAAAAAGCAGCGGCAGATATTGCCCGTTTGGGCGGCCGCGGCGCGATGTTCTCACTGGCTGGCGTAAAGTCTGGTCAGATCAGCAAAGAAACTTGGGTAAGTCTACAGGCTACTGTCGCGGCCGGATTGTTCGCGAATAAAAAAGATTCGTTTGCTCTCTGGGCGACGGATTCAAAACTAGCCAACAAAGAAGGAAAACAGCAGGAGCGCAACAAGCTTGTCGGCCTTGTCGGAACGTATGTCCGCGACTTCGGCAAAATGATCGAAACCGCTTTCCGCGAACACTTCCCCGAAGCGGCCGCGCTGGAAGCCGAAGCCGACGAAGCCGACGAAGCCGAAGCCGCGCCAGTCACTGGCGCCGATCTGCGCAAAAGATTGCTTGATCTGATCGCCGATGTCGCTGCTTCTGAGGTGAAAGATCGCGAGCACATTCTGGCAAGTCTCAATCAGGCGGAAGGACGTATGTCCGCTTGGTGATCTACCCGCGCAGGGATGCGCTGCTACACCTTGCCGCCTTCGGGCGGCTTTTTTTTGTCCGCGATTTGTGGACTTTTGAAAACAGTAGTTGAAGTTAGTAGTAGATTGAGAACAGTAGTAGCAGTGAGCAGTGAGCAGTGAGCAGTGAGCAGTGAGCAGTGAGCAGTGAGCAGCGTTTACTAGGATTCTAGTAAAAAGTGGTTGACTTGCTGAAGGTCGCGCCGTTGCTGGGTTGTGGGTGAAGTATAGAAGTGGGCCACCTCGTTTTTCCAAAAGACTCGGATAACAAGTTATACCATCCACAAATACTAGAGGTATGGAAGTAGAGAAGTAGGCCACCTCGTTTTTCTAAAAGACTCGGATAACAAGTTATAGTTCATGAAAAGGGAAAAGGTACGGAAGTGGACATTTGTAGAAACGCGAAATCGAGCTGGAGGCCGCGAACGGCGCGGCAGGTATAGAAGTAGGCGTTTGCTCGACCTTGTTCAGGTTTGACCGACCAAAGCGCGGCGATTTCGGTTCGGGAGCACGGGCGAGGTGGGAAAAAAGCTATTAAATTCTATGAGGTCAAATAAGAGTTACTTTAGAAAACACCTACTTCTATACCTCCCGCGTCTTTCGGGGCTTCCAGCTCGATTTTGCCTTTTTTCGACCTCCCACTTCTCGACCTCCCGCGTCTTTCGGGCCTCGTATGTATTACACCGCCCGTTCTAGACAATAAATTCCCCACTTCTGCTCAAAGTTTAACCAAACCCGCCATTCTCCACTTTTACACTCTCTGTAACTTGTTATTGTTGTTTATTCAGAAAACGTGGTAGTCTACTTCCACACCTCGGCTACCTCCCGCGCCGTTCGTGGCTTACAGACTTTCAACCCGTGCCTCCTACTTGACAAACACGCTATAACGTGTTATACTGTACACTAAGAAATGGAGATTTACTTGAAGGAAACCAACCCCCGATTTACTAGGATTCTAGTAAATCCAACCACCAACCGGAGCAACACCTATGCGAACGATAACCCTGCACATCACGCCCACCGAAGTAGAACAGATGACCGCTGTCATGCACGACGACATCGAGAAAGCCAAGATCGCAGCCACTGCCGCACAAGACGGGCGTACATATAGAATGCTGCTCAAAACCAGTGTTCAAACCCAAGTGCGCGTAGCTATCGGTCACCT